TGTGGAAGAGTTAAATTTAACTTGGAGTGAATTGATCAAATATGCAAAAAGGAATTATTCCGTTGTGAAATTCAACAAAAGAAGAGGTGTTATAATCGTTAAATAAATAGGTATCATCTGGATTTTCAGAAAGATATAGATATGTAAAGCCATTGAATTAAAATTTTAAATCAAGGAGGAAAAAATCATGGCAAAGAATTATTCAATTACAGAGATGGTTGATGTTTTGGTGGAAGGCAAGGACCTCGAGGCAATTGCTGAAATGGGAAAGAGGTTCCCTGTTCTTACTTACAAAATCACAAAGGTTACTTCCAAGGCAGCTGAGGAATTTGCAGACCTTGCTAAGTATCTGGATTTTGTTTCTGCAAACAGAGTTACAAAGCTTATCAAGGGTGATTCTGTTGATGAGGATGAGACTGTTGTTGAATCCGAGGTTGATGCTGAGGCAGATGAGACAGAGGCAGAGGAAGAGCCGGAGAAGAAGGAGCTGACAAAGGCAGAGAAGGCAAAGGCCCGCAGGGAAGCCAGAAAGGCAAAGAAGGCAAAGGAAGCCGCCGAGGCAGCTGAGGCAGATGAATCCGATGAGGATGGTGATGGGGAGAAGGATTATTCAGATATGACAGCAATTGAGCTGTTCAAGGAATGCAAGAAGCGCAAGATTAAGGCAGCTGTTCCGAAGAAGCCCCAGGCGTTTTACATTGACATCCTCAAGAAGGATGATGCAAAGAAGGCAAAGGCTGTTGCTGCAGAATCCGAGGACGAGGATGATTGGGATGCTGAGGAGGAACAGGAAAAGCCTGCCGCAAAGAAGACACGCCGTCCCAAGGCAACTGTGAAAAAGGCAAAGGCACCTGCTCCGGAAGTGGAAGACGAGGATGATGATGAGGATGATGATTGGGACATTTAATTGATTTATCTAAATACATGAATGTTCCTGAATAATCATAAAGCCATGGTAGAATTATTTGAAAGGGGTGGTTCCGTTGTTCTGATAAATTAAAACCTTCGGGGAAATAATAATAATGATCGGCTATAAGGGCTTGTTGGATGAGGAAAGGGTCGTCTCGGAAAACAAGCCCTTGTTTGTATATTAGGAGAGTTGTAATGAATACAAATCAGATTTTAAATTTGGATTGCAGAATTGAGGGAAACAAAGAAATCATCCAAAAGGCATTAAGAAAAATAAAACCTTTGGCAAAATGCAAAGGGGACATTGTTCCGATTGAAAAAATTGAGAAGTGTATTTTTGTTTTGTGCAGAAATTATAATATCCTTCCAAGGGGAATTCTTGCAGATGAATTTAGTTCCGATGATGGTATAATCTGGAAGTTTGAATTTGTAAATGATTCAAATCTGGAAAGGATTGGTATTTGTTATGGAATTTCATTTTATGAGGTATTAGCAAAATCTGCAATCATGTTGTTTAGTAAAACAAGAATTATGAGGAAATAAAAAATGAAATTGATAGAAGTAACAGATGAATCAAAATGTTGTTGCTCATGCAGGAATAATAAACGAACTCGCCATGATGGTGATGTATTTTGTCATTGCAGTAAGGACGGGCATTACATTGGGTACATTGCAAATTTCACAGAGGTTTGTGAGGAATGGGAGAGAGATGATGGAAAATGATTATATCGAAAGACAGGCAATGCTTGATGCAGTGGACAAATTGAAAATTATTCCAAGCCTTGATGGGACAGGTAAGCCTACACCAACAGAAGATTTTAGAGTGCAGTTTTTGGGTACTGTATTGAAGGTTACCTCCGCAGATGTTGTGCCGGTGGTACATGGCAGATGGGAGCATCATATGTCATTTGGAATATGCGGCAAGTGTGGATATGAGTATAACTGGACAGGTACAGATGCAAAGAACTTCTGCCCCAACTGCGGTGCAAAGATGGACTAAAATAAAAATTATGAGGAAATCATAATGGGGAACAAAATAAACATTTACACTGACGGGTCTTGTTCAAAAAATCCTGGACCTGGCGGATGGGCAACCCTGATATTGTATGAAAGTAAGGTTAGTTGCTTAAGTGGATATGAGGTAGAATCAACCAACAACAGAATGGAGTTAATTGCTGTAGTAGAAGCACTAAAGGAAATAATAAAAAGATGTAATAAATATAAAGCTTTTGAAATCTTTTCAGATTCAGCTTATGTTGTAAATTCATTCAAGAATGGATGGATGTATAACTGGAGAAGTAATGGTTGGAAAACCAAAAATGGTAAGGATGTTAAGAATATTGATTTGTGGAAACAATCAATAAAATTATTGGGACTGATAAATAATAAAAATCCAGACTGTGAAATTATATTTACCAAAATAAAAGGACATTCTGGAATAACCTATAATGAGGTTGTTGATAGGATTGCAAAGGAGGAAACATTAAAAGCACTAAAGGAAAAGGAAGCAAATAAATGATCAATGATTTCTTGTTTGTATCAAAATCAATTTTTAAGGAATTGATTGAAAACATAATTTATGCAGTTGCATGTAATTTAAAAAACATTTCATCTGTTTTGAATTTGGTTTTGCCTTTTATATGTTTTTATCTTGGGAGGTGCTCGTTATTAAATTTCTTAATAGTGTGCATCATTATTTTATTTGGATTGTTTTTGTCTTACTTTACAAAACAGTTTGCAAATAAAATTGGCAAAGGGGAAATTTGTCCAGTTCCAACAAAACGATTTACAGAAAAGACAGATGATGGAGAAGTTAGTATTGAAGTTGATAGATTGCAGGAATTAACATTATATATGGCAGATTTAGAGGATTGGTTTGAATCAAAAGGAATTGTGTTTCAATGATCAATTCAGAATGCCTTTAAAAGGCTCTACAAGCCTCTGTATGGCCTTGTAATGGATTTCTGGTATATTTCCTCATCCGTACATTAAAACGCCTTACAGAGCCTTATAAACGCTTTAAACGCCTTGTATGATAAATTGGAGGTTGAATAAATGAAAGTAATACAGCCACAAGTTTATATTGAAAGTGATATTTCAGAAAATGATGCTATCATGTTGATTGAAAGAGCTGGACGGGTTTGCTATAAAAGTGAAAATAAAATCAAAATGGATTCAGCAAAAACATTTATCCGGAACATTTTGAAAAGAGGGCATGAATCTGTTATTGAGCATGTTTCTGTTACTGTCAGGGTAATTTGCGATAGAGGCGTCTCCCATGAAATAGTAAGACATAGGATTGCTAGTTATTCTCAGGAAAGCACCAGATATTGTAATTATGCAGATGATAAATTTGGAAATGAAATAACTGTAGTTATGCCATGTTTCTTTGAATTTCTTGTTGATGAAAATGATGATTATATGTATTCTATTTGGTATAACTCTTGTAAACAGGCAGAAGATGCTTATAATGCTCTGATCAGCAGAGGGGGATCCCCGCAAGAGGCAAGGTCTGTTCTTCCAAATTCCCTTAAGACAGAAATGTTTATTACAATGAATTTAAGGGAGTGGAGGCATTTCTTTAAATTAAGATGCAGCCATGCAGCTCATCCACAAATGAGACAGATTGCAAACATGATTTTAAATCAGTTTAAACAGAGATTTCCTTTGTTTGTTGAAGATATTGAAGTTTAAATAGGTGGTGAGGTTTAAAAATGGATAAACAAATTATAATCATCAATGGCCAAGGTGGTGTTGGAAAAGATACAATCTGTGATATTGTAAAGAAACATTATGGCACCAAGGTTGTTAGTTCAATTGACAGAATCAAGGCAATTGCTATTTATGGTGGCTGGGATGGTCAGAAGGATTTAAAAGGCAGAAAGCTTTTATCTGATATTAAATTGGCATTTAGTGAATATAATGACTTGCCTTTCAAACAAATGGCCCATGAAATAAAAATCTTTAAGGATTTTAGAAAAGAACAGATTTTATTTATTCATGTAAGGGAACCTGAGGAAATCACAAAACTAATTTCTGAATATCCGGAAATCAAAACATTATTGATCATAAGAGGGCAGAACCCTTCTGAATTTGGGAATATGGCTGATGATAATGTTTTGAATTATAATTATGATTTTGTTTTTGAAAACAATGGAAAACTTGAAAATCTGGAAAAGGATTTCCTGGAATTCTTTGAAGGTAAAATGCTTAAATAAGGGATAAAAATTATGGCTACATTTAAAGTTGATTTTGCCACTATGTCCAGAATAAAAAAGATGAATCAAAAACAACTTGGAAACTGGTTAGTTCAGTTTGGCAAATCATTATACAATGATGGATACACTCAGGCTTTAAATGACATAAAAGAGGAAGAAGATGAATTTGAAAAAATAATCTTTGAAGAGGATGAATTTTATAACATGCTTATATCAATTAAGGGGATTTCAACAAATACAGCTAATAAAATCATGGATAAAATAATGAATTGTCCACAAAATGATTGAATCCGTTTAAAAGGCGCCAGAAGGCTCTGTAAGGCGTTTTAATCCATTTATGCATAAATACACATTGATGGCGTTTGAATCGCTTACAGAGCCTCACAGAGGTCTTAAAATCAATTCTGTTGCATTGTTCAATGTAAATTTCCAAATATTGATATAAAATAAAATATTAAAATTTTTGATGTATGTTATGTATATGTATTTGTTGTTCTGTATATGATATAATATATTATATATATAAATATATATTAAATAAAAACATCCACTCCAAAGATTATTTAAGACTAAAATTTTGGAAAGGGAAAACGTTGAGCAATGGCAAGAGGAAGAACTAAGATAATTTCTGCTGAAGACTGGATTGATGAGGACCACCTTATTTTACTCGAAGGTTGGTCAAGGGATGGATATAGTTATACAGATATTGCTAACAAAATCGGAATAAGCAATGGTGCTTTAGTTAACTGGAGAACAAAATATCCGGAAATAGCTAATGCCTTAAAAAGTGGCAGGGAAATTGTTGATTATAAAGTTGAAAATGCATTATTAAAATCTGCTCTCGGTTATACAACTCAGGAATCAAAAGTTACTATTCTTATGAGGGGTAGTAAGGTTGTTGAAAAAACAACAGAAACATTAACCAAAGAACAAGCTCCAAATGTATTAGCAATACAAACATGGTTGTATAACAGATTACCTAATAAATGGAAAAACACCAGAAACAGAAGTTTAATTGATGAACTGGATGAAGATACAAATATTGAGATTGTTGTATCAAAAGCAAATGGTAAAGAAGTAGAACAACAACAATATAATAATAATATAAATAATAATAATCCAGATGAAGCAGATGATAAAGAATGGCAGGATGAGGTTAATCATTCAGTTACAATCAGAGGAATGTCTCAAGAAGAGAAAATGAAACAGACATTGATTGAAAAGGAATCAAAAAAGGCAAAAAGGAAATCAAAAACTAAGGTTAATAAAAAATCTCAAGCCGAGTTAGATTACTGGCCAGATGATTTTGAGGAATGAAATGATGGTTAAAAATAACAGGGTTAGAAAGATAAGTAAAAAGATTGGACCAACATTTGATGAATTTCTTTTTGACTGGAATTATGAAACGTACTTAGCAATTGGTGGTTATGGTTCTGGTAAAAGTTATCATGTTGCTTTGAAGATAATTTTCAAACTGTTGGAAGAAAAAAGAAAATGCTTAGTTGTCAGGGAGGTGTTTGATACAATCCTTGATAGCTGTTATGATTTGATCAAGGAAATCCTCGATGATTTAAAACTGTTAACAGAGGACCATCATGAATTCAAACGAAGAAGAAATAAAGTGTTGGCAAGTAAGTCACCCTTAAGATTTAAATTTCCTAATGGGTCAGAAATCATCTTTAAGGGAATGGATAAACCGGAAAAGGTAAAATCAATCAATGGGGTTTCAATCGTTTGGTTTGAGGAATGTTCTGAAATCAAATATGATGGTTATAAAGAAATCCTTGGAAGAATCAGAACTCCAAATGTTTCAATGCATTTTATCTTAAGCTGTAATCCTGTTAGTTTTGATAATTGGGTATACAGAAGATTTTTTGTTAGTCTGGATGAACATGGCAAGGAAAATGTTATTCTTAATCCGGAAATTCTTTATGATCAAAAGGTAGTTATAAAAAATGATGTTTATTATCATCACAGCATTCCAACAGATAATCCATGGCTACCAAAAGCTTATCTTAAAAGGTTGGATGAATTAAAGCATTATGACTACTATTTATATGTTGTTGCAAGGTGGGGACAATTTGGACCTCAAGGCACAAGGGTATTACCCCAACTCAGAGTCATTGCTCGAGAAGGTGTATTCTGGAATACTATCAAAAGACTTGGCGTTGAAAATATGTATTTTGGATTTGACTTTGGTTTTGAGGAAAGCTATAACGCTGTTGTGTGTATGTCAGTTGATTCTAAAAAAGGTTATCTGTATATTTGGGGTGAAATTTATTATAACCACATGACTGACCCTGAATTTGCAAATCTTGAGGAAATGCAGGATTTAAAAGAAAGGATAAATGGTTATAGGGAGCAAGGATATAACAAAATAATTGTTGCAGATAATGAGGACCCGAAAGCAATAACATATTATCGTCAATGTGGATTTCCTATAAGGGCATGTAGAAATAAATTTGCAGGCTCAAGGTTGTCCAATACAAGAAAGATAAAACGATTTAAAAAGATATTTGTTGTCCAGACCTGCACAAATACAATTAGGGAATTAAAATGGCTGACTTATAAAAAGGATGCAAAAGGAAATGTTGTTTATGATCAGTTCAACATTGACCCTCATACATTTTCAGCTATTTGGTATGGACTGGATACTGTTACAGTTGCAGATTTGAAGGAAAAGGAATTTAATTCCAGAAAGGGATAACTGTTATGAATATTAATTGGAAAAGAAAACTTACAAGCAGAAAATTTTGGTTGAGTGTTGCTGCATTTGTTTCACTTCTTCTTATTGCATGTGGAAAGGATAAAACAGTTGCTGAGCAGGTATCTGCAATTATTATGGCTGGAGCTACAGTCATTGGTTATGTAATTGGTGAAGGTTTAACAGATGCAACTAACATTCAGGAAGAATATGAGGAATGATCTATGAGTAAGGATAGAAATGGTATTGATATTTCTGAATGGCAGGGAGATGTTAATTTTAAGAAAGTAAAATCCGATGGTGTGGAATTTGCAATCTTAAGAGAAGGATACAGACAACAGGCTGATGATAGGTTTTTTGAATATGTAAAGGGATGCAAGGAAAATAAAATAGATATTCCTGGTGTTTATCATTTCCTGTACTGTATTTCAGAGGATGAGGCAAGGGCAGAAGCCAGAAGCTGTATCCGGAATGTTGAAAAGGCAGGCCTTCCAAAAACAACAATTATCTTTTCAGATTTTGAGTATGATACTGTAAAGAAAGCAAAGGCCAGAGGAAGGATTCTTGGAAGGAAAGAATGCATTGCATTTACCAAGGCTTTTCTGGATGAGGTGCATGATGCCGGATATTTTACAGGTATTTATAGTAACATTGATTATTATAAAAACATGTACTCAAAGGAACTGATTGATCAACATATATTTTGGCTTGCAGATTATACTGGAGACCCTGATTATAAATGTAATTTCCAACAAATAGGAAGTAAGGGGAAAAGGTCTGGCATATCTGGATATGTTGATGTTGATATTTGGTATGATGCAAATACAAACAAAAAGGAAAATGATGTTATGAATTATTCAAGACAGAAAGTTGTCAATTTAGCAAATAGCTGGATTGGTAGAAAAGAATCAGATGGAAGCTATAAATTTATCATTGACATTTATAATTCTTATTCTGGAAGTTTTCCTAGAGGTGTTAAAATGCAATATGGATGGGCCTGGTGTGCATGTACTTGGTCAGCAATTGCAATTTACCTTGGATATACTAAAATCATGCCAATTGAAATTTCCGTTGGTTACCTTGTAGAGGCAGCTAAAAGAATGGGGTGTTGGCAGGAAATTGATAGTTATATTCCATCCCCTGCAGATGCCGTTATTTATGATTGGGATGATTCAGGTAAGGGAGATAATACAAATTGGCCTGATCATATTGGTGTTGTTGTTGAAGTAAATGCAAGCGCTGGATATTTTGTTGTTGTTGAAGGTAATTATAATGGTGCTGTAAAGAAAAGAACAATGTCCATCAATGGAAAATACATTAGAGGTTTTGTTGTTCCCAAATATACAGATAATGCGGTATCAAATGCAAAACAGGAATCTGGAAAATCTATTGACGAGGTAGCCCATGAAGTAATTGCTGGAACTTGGGGCAATGACAATAATCCTGAACATTACAGAAGCACACAACTTACAAAATACGGATATGATGCTAAGGCTGTACAGGCAAGGGTGAATGAAATTCTTGGAGTTACAAAAAAATCAAATAGTTCTCAGGTTGTTAAAAAATCCGGTGAGGTTAAAGCTGTTGATTATGCAAGGTGTTTTAATAAGAAATATGCCGGAACATATAAGACGGAAGTCAACCAGAATATGAGAACTGGTGCAGGAACAAATAAAAAGGTTCTTTGTGTAATCCCAAAGGGTTCTAAGATTCAATGTTATGGTTATTATTCCATGCACAATAATGACAAATGGTTCTATGTTGTTGCGAATGTAAACGGTATAAAATATACTGGATTTGTTTGGAGTGGATATTTAAAGAGGGTATAAATTTATGGCAAGTGAGGAAGCAAAAGTTATTGAAATGGAGAACAGTACAGATGTTCTTACTGCCTTTAATAAAATCCCCTATGCATTAATAAATCAAGAGGTTGAATTTGGTTCACATGATATTCTTGAGGAATTCACTCAGATTTGTAGGTTTTATAAAATATATTACAAAGGCAAGAATTTCCCTGTTGAAGGTTCAAACGGGGATTATGTTCCTGCTAATCTGAAATATAAAATGGCTGCAAGTCTGATCAATAAAGAGGCAAGGTTTTTGTTTGCAGAAAGTCCGGATATAACCATCAATGCAAAAGGGGATGTAGGTAAAATTACAGATGAAGCTAAAAACATGCTTACCACTTATAATGATTTGCTTAAGAGTATTTTTGATGGGAATGAGTTTGAGCAGATTCTTATTAAAGCGGCTAAGGATTGTTTTATTGGTAAACGAGTCGCAGGTATTGTTAATTTCAATGAGGAGGATGGTGTTACAATCACATTTCTTCCTAGCACACAATTTCTTTATGAGACACAAATTGGAAACAAAAGCAAAATTGTAAAATTTGTTTGTTTTATGATCGTAAGGGATTCAAAAAGGCTTAGTGATAAAAGGATTTTCAAGAAAAAGTATGTTGTGGAAAATGATAAGGTTTTTCTTGAAGAGGTTTTGTATGATGGAGCTGGAAGGATAATTGAGGAAGTCACTACAAGGCAGGAAATCCTTTTGGATAGAATACCGGTTGCAATCTTTATAAATGATGGATTAACTGGGGATGATAAAGGTGAATCTGAAATAGAAATTCTTGAAGACTATGAAAAGTGGTATTCAAAAATGTCTAACGGGGATATTGATGCTGAAAGAAAAACAATGAACCCTACAAGATATACTATTGATATGGATTCAAGGAGCACAAAAAATCTTAGCTCTAGTGCTGGTAGTTTTTGGGATTTGCAATCCGATCAAAACCTTGATAAACCTGTTCCGAATATTGGAATGTTGGAAAGTTCAATGGGATATTCCGATGCTTTAAAGACAAGCCTTGACAGAATCAAGACTACAGCTTATGAGCAAGTGGATATGCCAAATATAACCCTTGAAACAATGGTTGGTAGTATAACATCTGGAAAAGCTCTTAAGGCAATTTATTGGCCATTGATTGTAAGGTGTAAAGAAAAAATGAAAACTTGGGGGCCTCAATTATCAAATATTGTAAGGATAATTATAGAAGGTTCCCTTGTTTATCCGAATTGCATAGAGAAGTATACAGATGAAGCTTTGTCACCAGTTGCTTATGAGGTTGAAGTTATTGGAAATACTCCATTGCCTGAGGATGAAATTGAGGAGAAACAAACAGATCTTGCAGAGGTAACAGCACAAGTTATGAGTAGGAAATCTTACATGAAAAAATGGAGAAATCTCACTGATGATGAAGTGCAGGAGGAACTTGAACAGATTGCTCTTGAAAGGGAAATGATTGAGGATAGTTTTCAGTCTACCAATAATTTTGGTGACCAGCCTTATCCTGAAAATGATGAGGGTAATACTCTTGAAAATACGGATGAGGAAATTGAAACAGATAATGATTCTGAATTTATTGAGGAATAAAAAATGCCTGATGTTGTTTTAAAAAATAGACTTTTAATGAAGGATGCAGAAGAAGCAAGGGATGCAATTACAAAAAAACAACAAAGGGAAATCAGAAAGCTTTATTCTGATTGGGCAAAGGAAGTTGGAGAAAGAGCAGAATATTTCAAAAATAAAACAACTCCATCAAGTGTTCTTGCAGAACAACAACTAAGGATACTACAAAATCAATTAACAGAAACATCAAGACAAGTATCCAATGAGGTAAACAACAAAATTGTAAACAACATGTATTTAATGGCTGATTCTGTTGTTAAATCAAATACAAAATGGCTTGAATCATTGGGGTTTACAAATTTGAATAAAGTAAGTGCATCCTTTACAAGTGTTCCTGATCAACAGGTTAGAAGATTAGTTACAGGACAAGTTTATAAATCCGGATGGAGTTTATCTAAAGCAATTTGGTCAGATAATGAAAAATCCCTAAAGGATATTTATAGCATTGTTGCTAGTGGATTGGCACAGAATAGGCCAATTTATGAAATTGCTAAAAACCTTGAATCTTATGTAAATCCGAATAGAAAGCTTAATTGGAATTTGACAATGGAAGATGGAAGGAGGATTTATAAAAAATCTGTTGATTACAATGCCCAGAGGTTGGCTAGGACATTAGTTCAACATAGTTATCAAACAAGCTTTGTTGCTGTTACAAAGGATAATCCTTTAATAACATCTTATAGGTGGGTTGCAAATGGCTCAAGGGTTTGCCCCTTGTGCATGGATATGGATGGCAGAATATTTCAAAAGGATGATTTGCCGCTTGATCATCCGAATGGTATGTGTACTATGGAGCCAATTATTGATGATAATTACTTGGATAGATTAGCAAATTGGATAACAAACCCAGAAGGGTCAGACCCTGAACTTGATGAGTTTGCAAAAAACTTTGGTTATAATCCTATTCCATCTGTTTTGAATAAATCCCCATTAAAGAATGCATCTACAGAAAATGCAAATGGACCTTTTAAAAACTGGACAATTGAAGACCTTAAAAGGGTTGCAAAAGATTTGCCTGTAAATCAGGAAAATTCAGAAGTTGGTAAATGTGTAAGGTCCTTTTATGTAAATACAAATCAAAGCAATGTTGTGAATACATTTGCTAGGGAAGCTGCAAAACACAATATGTCACCATTGGAATGGCTTGAGAAAAACAAACAGAATTATTCTCAAGGATATTATGAACAAATGAAAAAGGCATTTCCAAATTTGGACAAAGCATTTAGTTCGTATACATTACCAGAGGGATTAGAAACACATAGGTTTGTTAAAAGTGATTTTTTGGATGATGTATTTGGAAGCAGAAAAATGAAGGATGTAAAGGCAAACCTTGGCTCAATTTTGAAAAATAATCAATATTTGTCTTCCACTGTTACAGGACATGATAGTTTTGGTAATAGGGGTGTTATGTTGACCATCCAAGCACCTAAAGGAACAAAATGTTTGCCAACAACAAATTATGAAGAGGGGGAGGTTGTTTTTAACAGAAACTATGATATGGAATTTCTTTCAGCAAAAAAATATTCAAAAAAGAATCCGAAAGAAATGACCACACCATCCGGTGGTAAAAGTAATTTTACTGGTTTGGAGTTGGTTGTTAGATTGGTTGAAAAGGGAAAATAAAATGAGTAATTTGAAAGTGCCTGCAAGGTTTGTACAGGTGGAAGTTGATATGATCAAATCCCAGTGTAGTGATTGCAGAAACAGAAAGGATATGCCAAACAACATGGATAGTAAATGTTTGAAGTTTGGAAAATGTCCGGATAAATACAGATTAGTTTCAAGAAACATAAGGTGCCCCCAGAGATACGGATAATCAAGGCCTCTGTAAGCCTCTGTAAGGCGGTTTGATTGTTTTGTGTGTATTTCCTCATAAAATGCATTTAAACGCCATACAGAGGCTTGTAGGTGCCTTAAAATTGATTCTGGTGTGTTTCCGTGATGGATGTATATATTATTATATATATAAAATATTTTAAAATTTTTGAATCATATACTTTGTATTGTGCATTTGATATAATATATATAGGCAAATATCCATTAAATGACGAGGTGCAAATTATTATGAATATAAAAGCAATATGCCAGAGGTGTAAGGAAACGTTTGATGTTTCTGGAAAAAATTTAGTTTATCAAAAAGAATTTATATATGATGGACAATCAATATTCTTAACATATTTCGATTGCCCAAAATGTGGCAGGCGCCATTTTGTTCAGATTGATGATCAGAAATCAAAAGAGCTTCTTGAAAGATGTAAAAGAGATTTTGTTAGTTTGTCAATTGCAAAGAGCAAGGGACATAAAGCTATCAAAAAGAACCGTAAAAAGAAATTTGATGCTGAGCGGAAGTACCTGAACGAATTCAGGAGTAAACTTGCCAAAGAATATTCCGGTAGGCAGGTTGTGGATTTAGAAACGGGCAATACATTTGTGTTGCTGTTTTCTAAATTTTGATTTTGACCACTTGAAAATGTGGATAGTTTTAAATGGAGGAAATTAATAAAATGGCAGAAGAAAAGAAAAATCAGGAAATTGAAGAAGAAGTTAAAGATGATTCTGTTGATGAGACAGAAAATAATGGTTCAGAAAATAATGATTCAGGTGATGAGGGAAATGATTCTTCCAAAGAGGAAAAGACATTTACTCAGGCCCAGGTAAACAGAATGATGACAAAGGAGAAGAATCAGGGAAGGAATTCTGTTTATAATGAGCTTGGTATTAAACCTGGGGATAAGAAAACCCTTGCAATGATTAAATCCTTTATTGAGTCTCAGAAAACAGATGAACAGAAAGCCGCAGAAGCGGAACAGAACTCTAATAAGGAACTCGAAGAGGCAAACAGGAAAGTTATTATTGCAGAAGCTAAAGCCGAAGCAATGATGCTTGGAATTAAAAAACAGTTTGTTGATGATGCTGTTACCCTTGTGATTTCAAAAATTGAAACAGAGGAAACAGATGCTAAAACAGCCCTCGGAGAACTCAAATCAAAATACCCCGTTTGGTTTGAAAAGGATGATGATAAAAATTCAACTGGCAAAAGAGGTACTGGGAGTTCTGTAAAAACAAAGGGTGGAAATGGTTCTAAACAGAGTTCCGAAGAACAAAGTCTTGGTGCTAGATTGGCTGCAAAAAGAAAATCTGGTGCAAAAAGTAGTTATTGGGGAAAGAAATAATTGTTTTGATTTTAAGGAGGAAATTTATTTATGCTTAATAGAAGCGGTATTAAAACGGCATCCTATGGTGCACCCACTCAGATTCTTGCAAATGTTGATCTGCAGGCCTCTGTTGGTTGTATTGTTGATGATGCAATTGTAGCCTCTGCCGATGCTAACGGTAAGAAAATTGCTAAGGCAGGAACTCCGATTATTGTAGATTTTGCAAATCTGCAAACTCCGGCCACCGCCGGAACTGCAACCGGCAATACACCTACTGCAAATGCAGTTCTGCTGCATGATGTTGATGTTACTGATGGTGATGCAAATGGAACTGCCCTGTATTTTGGTGTTGTAAACATCAACCGTCTTGATACAGCAACCCAGGCAAAAGTATCTGCTGGTATCAATGTAATTGGGGCTGTATCTTTTATTAAGGCCTAATGGATTTTGTTTTAAAGGAGGATTTTAATATATGACTATTTTCGATCTTATGACTAGTCAGAATCTTGTAGCATATTGGGAAACTCTCATTCAGGATGAAGCTCCCTACCCTTGTGAGGAGCTTTTCCCAGATGATAAAAAACAGGGACTTTCTCTTAAGTGGCTTAAGGGAGCAAGAGGTCTTCCTATTGTTCTGAAAACAAGTGCCTTTGATGTTCATGCAATTCCTCGCCCTAGGATTGGCTTTGAAAAGCTTTCTGCTGAAATGCCTTTCTTTAAGGAATCGACTTACATTGACGAGGAACTGAGACAGGAACTTAATATGGTTCTTGAGACAGGAAATCAGGCCTACATTGATTCTGTTATGAATCGTGTTTTTGATGATGAAACAAACCTTCTCAGAGGTGCAAGAGCATCTAGGGAAAGAATGAGAATGATGGCCCTGACTACTGGTGTTGTTTCCATGGCATCGAATGGCCAGGCATTTACTTTTAATTATGGAATTCCGAATGCCCATAAGAGTAATGTTACCACTGCTTGGAGTGATCATACAAATTCAGACCCGATTGAGGATATTAGGGTTGCTAAGGAAAAGATTCAGGATGATACGGGCGCTATTATTACCCGTGCAATGTGTAATTCTAAGGTATGGCGTCATATTCGCAACAATGTTAATATTCAGAGACAGATTTTTGTTCTGTCTAATGGAGTTGGTTCTATCAGTGACCAGAGACTTAGACAGTATATTCTGGATGAGCTGGAGATTGAGGTTGTTGTTAATGATAAGAGATATAAGGATGAATCCGGAACCACTCTTGCTTTCATGCCGGACAATACCTTTGTAATGTTCCCCGATGGAGACCTTGGAAAGACATGGTTCGGAACTACCCCTGAGGAATCTGATCTCATTTCTTCTGGTGTTGCAAATGTTTCTATTACTGATACTGGTGTTGCTGTTACAACTATTAAGAAAGCAGATCCTGTTAATGTTGAAACTAAGGTAACAATGATTTGCCTGCCTAGTTTTGAAATGGCTGATCAGGTTTATATTATCAGCACTGTAACTGCTTAATCTGGATTAAAACATAATAATAAAATTAAATAGCCAAATATTTGAGAGTGCTCCGCCATGATGTTTGCCAAAGTTGTTTTGTTACTGTTGTTTTTATTTCTCAAATATTTGGCTATTTTTATCAAAGGAAGGAGTTTTAAAATGGTTAAAATTACAAATGGGAAGGATGTTTTTGAAGTAACAGAAGGAGCTTTTGAAGGGATTTTTATTCATCAGGGATTTGTAAAGGTTGATTGTAAAAATGAGGAGCACAAGGACCATATTGATGGTGTTGAAATTCCGGTAGTTGATGCTGCGGATGAATTTGATGAAATTGAAGAGGTTGAAAATGAAAAGCCTGTAAGTCAGTGGACTAAGGCAGAAGTCAAGGAATTTGCAAAAGCAAATGGAATTGACATTAGTGGCACTAAAAATGTAAACGAGGCCAAGGAAATCATCAAGCAGTTTATTGGGGCTTAATTTATGACAGATATTGAAAGAATAAAAAAAGAGATAAGAGAAGAACAATCCCCATATTTTGAAGAAGAAGACTTTCAATATTACTTGGATAAAAATAATGGGGATGTTAATGACACAATTTATGAGATGTTAATAATTAAATCAGAAGATTCTACAATTTCTGTTAGTGGATTAAACACCAGTGATACTTCAGGATATTTTAAAAGACTTGCTTCTAGGTATAAGAATTTTAATTCTGGAATTCTCAGGGGTGTTTAAATATGATCAATAAGAAATTTGAAGCATATAAAATAAAAAGAGAAATAAGAAGAAGTGGATGTAATTACAATGTACTTAGAAAAGGTGTAAATGAATTTGGTGAACCAACTTCTGATACTCAGTATGTTGGAAATATAAATGCCTTGTATCACGAAGAAAATAGTAATATCCAGATAACAACTGGAGACACTACACAAGTAAGGACAAAGAAAATCCCAATGCTTCTTTGTATTTATGATGATTTCAATGATATAGGTTTTTCTGTTGGTGATTTTGTTGAAATAAATTCAAAAGTATTTAAAGTGACTGGCATTGTGAACATTCAGGAATGGGGTATAATTGGGGATGTTTCTTTAGAGGTATTTGACAATGGCAATAAAGATTGATTATTCCCGTAGTACTTTGAATAGAAATTTGTATGATCTAGGCACAAAAATTGGTGCAGCTGTTTTGATGTTAGCAAGTACAGAGGCGTCAAGATTAGAAAGTAAAATGAAAATCAATAGACCTTGGACTGATAGGACTGGAATGGCTAAGGCAACATTAAGAGCATCTGTTTCCCAGCCATCAAAAGACAAAATAAGGATAACTCTTTCTCATGGTGTTGATTATGGCATTTGGTTGGAATTAGCACACGGGAAAAATTGGGCAATCATAGCCCCGACAATAAATCAGGAAGGCCCAGAGGTTGTTAAGCGTTTTCAAGGTCTGATGGACAGAATAGGTAGTTTGTTATGATTGATACAAGGGAATTTGTATATAAACAATCAAGATGGCAAGATATTTTCTTGCATTTACAAAATAAAGGGTTTGAGGTTTACTCCCCAGGAATTAAAGTTGGGGAATGTTCTTCCCCTTATGTTGTTATAAAAAATGATGGTTCATCAAGGCATGATTCGTTTAGTACAAATGTTGATCTATATGCTTTAATGTGTTATGTTCCGAAAAACAATTATAGTTATTTGGAGGTGTTTGTTTCCGAGGTGAAATCTGCAATGAAAGAAATAGAGCCAATGATTAAACCTACAGGACAACAAACGCCAAGTTATTATGATGATACATATAAGGCCCACATGATCAGTATAGGATACAAGAACCATAAAAAGATTTAATTTTTGGAGGTGTTTTAAATGTCTGTTAAAAAGTCAAAAAATGAAATCCCTACAATTGATTGTGAGATGGTTACAATTCAAGTTGAAGGGGAAACAGATGAGATTGGTTTTACTACTGCTAATAGTATTGCAGTTGAACCGCAAACAGAAACTCAGGATGCTGTTAAACTCATTATCAAGGGAAAGCTTAAAGCTCAGAAGCCGGAGAATGTAACAATTACAGGCCACCAGATTACCCTTACTGATAATGTCTTCAATCCGGAACTTGTTAAGATTCTTCAGGGTGGCACTATTGTTTATGGAACTGGTGAAGATGCAAATAAAGTTATAAGTTATACTCCGCCTGTTGTTGGGAGTGATGATAAAGGTTCAACCTTTACCCTTAATGCTTATTCTGCACAATATAATGCTGCTGGTCAAATTGTTAATTATGAGAAAATTAGCTATCCTACATGCAAAGGTGTGCCTGTTGCATTTGGAGCTGTAGATGGTGAATTCAGAGCCCCTGAATATACAATCAATTCAATGCCGGATAATGGAGTTGCTCCTTACAATATTACTTATGTTGACTCCCTTCCTACTCTTACAGACCCTACATGATATATAAATGTATAAAAATATAAAAATAAAAAGAGGTAAAGAAAAATGACTAGAGAAGATTTTGTTAAAGCTGGATATTCCGAAGAGCAGATTGAAAAAATTATGAGTATTGCTATGAATGCAGATAATAAAATTGATAAACCGAAAACAGGGAAGATTTCTGATTTTCCAACATCCCCACTTCTTGAAAAGAAAATGCAGAATGATATTGATGAAAGCAAGGTAACTTCCATTTATGATCTGCAAAGATATGCTAAGGGTCAAATTGTAAGGCTTCCGGATTTTGCAGAAGGCCAGCCATTTGTTGCAAGAATGAGACGTCCTAGTCTTTTGATCATGGCAAAGAGTGGGAAAATCCCCAACAGATTGCTTTCTACAGCAACAAATTTATTTAATGGAGGTAACGATAAAAATGCCAATACTGATAGCTTATTATCTGATACCTATGATGTATGTGAGGCAATCGCAGAAGCGGCATTGGTGGAGCCTACATTGAATGATATTAAAAACTCAGGGATTGAGTTATCTGACAATCAATTGATTGCTATCTTCAATTATGCTCAGAGAGGTATTGAAGCATTAGACAATTTTCGTTAAAAGCGAACAGATTTTGAATGTACTCGGAATGGCTAATTTATATAACTGCCGTCCGAGTACATTGCTTAATTTGCAAAATGAATATGATGCATATTGTTTTGATGAAGCTTGTGCTTATATCAGAATGAAAATGAAAGACGGGGAAGAACCTCAATTTATAAAGGAAAATGTAAAAAATAAGCATTTTAAGAGTGCTAGTGAAATGTACAAGGCGTTGGGGGTGATAGATGGAGTAAAAGAAAAGGGGTGATTAAATGGCTGTTGATGTAGGTTCTGCTGTTGGATATTTAGACTTAGATATTTCTGGATTTATAGCAAGTTTAAATCAAGCAAATGCAGAAGCTCAAGGTAAAACAAAAACACTTGAAAATACTCTTGGGGATGGATTATCAACAATTGGTGGTAAAATAACTGGAGCTGGTAAAACACTAACAATGGGGTTGACTGCTCCAATTTTAGGTGCAGGTGCAGCGGCAGTTAAAACTACAGCAGATTTTGACAAATCAATGTCTCAAGTTAAAGCGGTATCCGGAGCAACTGGAGAGGATTTTGATGCACTCAGAAACAAGGCAAGAGAAATGGGTGCTACAACAAAATTTAGTGCTTCTGATGCAGCAGATGCTATGAATTATATGGCTATGGCCGGATGGAAAACCAACGACATGCTTGGTGGTATATCCGGTATTATGGATTTAGCTGCAGCATCTGGTGAGAATTTGGCTACAACCTCGGATATTGTAACAGATGCTCTAACAGCATTTGGAAAATCTGCTGAGGATTCTGGGCATCTTGCAGATGTAATGGCCGCGGCTAGTTCAAATGCAAATACAAATGTATCAATGCTTGGGGAAAGCTTTAAATATGTTGCTCCATTAGCTGGTGCAATGAATTATTCAATGGAAGATACTAGTGTTGCCCTTGGATTAATGGCAAATGCTGGAATTAAAGCTTCTCAAGGTGGTACAAGTTTAAGAACTGTTTTGACAAACATGCTAAATCCTACAGATGAAGTTGCCAAAGCAATGGATGATCTTGGGATTAGTCTTCAAAATGAAGATGGTTCAATGAAATCATTGCATGATGTAATGGTTGAACTGAGGGAAGGTTTTGGTGATTTAAAAATATCCCAAGAGGATTTTGAAAACGGTATCGGAAAACTTGATGCTGCTCTTGCAAATGGGGAAATTACTCAAGAGGAATATAATGAGCAGGTTCAAGATTGGATAAACAGAACATTTACGGCAGAGGATGCACTTAAGGCACAAACTGCAGCTGCTATTGCTGGTAAGACGGGGTTATCCGGATTGTTAGCAATTGTTAATGCATCTGAGGAGGATTTTGATAAATTAACAAATGCTGTTAATAATTCCGAAGGTGCAGCCCATGATATGGCCGAAACTATGCAAGATAACCTTGCAGGTCAGATAGATATTATTAAATCTGGACTTCAAGAATTAGCAATTAGTTTTGGTGATATAATGATGCCAGCTATTAGAGGATTTGCAAAATTTATTCAAAATCTAGTTGATAAAATGAACAATTTGGATGAAGGCCAGAAACAAATGATAATGAGGATTGCTTTGGTTGTGGCTGCAGTAGGTCCACTATTGATGGCAATTGGTGGTGTTATTTCTGGTGTTGCTGGATTGATCAAAAATGTTTCAACTATATCAAAAGCAATCACTCAGGTTAAGGATGGATTTGCATTATTAAAGCCTGCAATTGCTGGAATATCTGCACCGGTGTTAGCTGTGATTGCAGCAATAGGTATTTTGATAGCGGCATTTGTTACGTTATGGAATACAAACGAGGAATTCCGCAACAAAGTAACAGAAATTTTTAATCAAGTAAAAGAATCAATCTCAAACTTTATTACTGAGTTAACTCAGAGATTTGAAGAGATACAACCAATTATTTCTGGATTCATTGAATTCTTTAAAAGTATATGGCTTGAATTTTGTAATTTCATAGCACCAATTTTTATTGATGCTTTTTCTGTTTTATCTCAATTACTTCAAACAATATTTGATACAATAATTGGGGTTTTGGATGTTTTTATTGGCATATTTACTGGAGATTGGGATAGGGCTTGGGATGGAGCAAAACAAGTATTTGTTTCAATCTGGAGTTTTTTAGTTTCAACATTTAATACAATAGTATCAACCTTAGCATCAATTGTTTCTTCAATGGTGCAATCAATTACTACATTTTTTGGAAATCTGCTTTTAAATATAATAAGGATAATTTCTTCAATTCTTGCAAGTATAACAACATGGGCTGTAAATATGGCAAACAAAGCAAGAGAAGCTGGAAGGAATTTCTTGACCAATGTTATTAATTTCCTAAGTCAATTGCCGGGACGTTTGGGGCAGATAATTTCCAACATTATTTCCAGATTGGCCCAATGGGTGTCTCAGATGAGGCAGAAAGGGGCTGATGGTGCAAGAAGTTTATTTAATGCTGTTGTTAATGGATTAGCATCACTGCCTAGCAAAATGATGTCTATTGGTAGAGAAATTGTAAATGGTGTTTGGAAGGGAATTCAAAACGCTCGGGACCATTTTTATAGTAATGTTAAAAGTTTCTTTTCTAACCTTGTAAGTGCTGCTAAAGGGGCATTAGGGATTAGTTCCCCGTCAAAGGTGTTTGAAGAAGAAGTTGGTCAATATATCCCGCCGGGAGCTGAGCGAGGAATTAAAAAGGCTATGCCATCAATGATCAGAAATACCGTAAAGGATTTTAATGATATGGTGGCTAAAGTTTCGGATACAATAAACCCTGTTGATATTTCATCTGCTTCAAAAGCAAGTGTAAATGGAACAAATTATAAAGATGGTGATTTTGCAAATCAATCATTTGGTGGTTTGTTTACTGAGGAAAATCTTCAGTTGTTGGCTGAGATGCTTTATGGTTTATTAAAAGATGCTCCTATTGTAAATAATGTTAATGTTTCAATGGAAGATGGAGACGTTTTGCTTGACAGTGAAAGAGTTGGTAGAAAAATTGCTCCAGTTGTTTCAAGAGTTCAAGCTACAGGAAATGTATAATAAGGGGTAACCAAATTGAGTAATTATTTTGATAGAGAAATTTATGATTCAAAATTTCAAATACAGGATAATCAAATTGGTTACCCTGTTTTTGTGAATGGGAAAAATGTTTATGAGTATAATGCAGATTTAATAGAATATGATCTTAAGCCTGCAAAAATGTCTTATGATGCATTTAAGAAAATTGGAAAATATAGTTATATAGTTAATCAATATAAAAATGGGGATAATGGAATAGAATTTAGTTTTTATGTTGGAGGAGCAACATACACTGAGGCCCAATTAAATATAAATAAATTAATAAGGGATTTCCAAAAAGATGCCCCTGTTGTTGTGAATGTTGGGGATTCTGAATTTGAATATCTTTGTATATTAACAGATGTTTCAATTTCTGATACAAAAGTGTTGCATTTTTATAAAGTGGACATTTCAACAATTGCAGTTAAAAGATTGCCATTAGTCGAACTAAAATATACAACCTCAGAAATTGCATCTGAAATAAAAATTTATAATAGTGGTTCTGTTGCAAGTGGATTGCTTGCATTTTGGCATAGTACTAAAAAAGGCAGTACAATTAAATTTGCTTATGGTCAGGAATCATATACAACGATAACTGTTAGCAATGCAAATTTATATTACTATCATGTAATAGATGGATTAGATGGAAAGGTTTTAAGAGGTTCTTCAAATAGTCCAACTTTTGATGGTTATGTGAATAATTTTATTAATACTGATTTATATCAATTCCCTGTAGTTGAGCCTGGTGAAAATAAGGTTAAATTTACACAAACATTCGGAGATGTAACAGAACTTACTTTAAAATATTATCCCACTTTTTTGGTGTAGTTTGGAGGTGGATTTATGATTGTTTTAAGGGTTTATGAATTAGACAATTTATCCTCAGCTATACCAATTACTCTTGAAGATGATAAGTGTTACTGTGATCATAATTTAAATGGTGCGGATACAGTAACATTTGAAATCCAGAGGAAAAATGAAAATCATACAAGCATAGCTGAAGAAGTAAAAGTTGATGTTTTTGGGAACAGATTTATAATTAAAAAAGTTGATGAGCATTCTGATTTTACGACTGTAAATTGTGAGCTTGATTTGGATGATTGGAAAGCAAAGCTTAATAAAAATTTTAGAATGACCAATTCAACAATTGATCAGGTTTTACTTGCAATAATCCCTACAGGATGGACTAGAAACTATGAATCTGGTGTTGATTTATCCCTACATACAACTGTTGAAAAACAGGAAGGAAAAGCATTTGTTGCAGTAACATCCTATGAATTGTTAGATTATGTGGCAGATGCTTTTTCTGTTGTATTTAAATTTGATGCAATCAATAAATCAATTACTGCAGTAAATCCGGATTCATATACAAGTTCTGGGGAATTTTTTATGGAAGACATGAATATGACAGAACTTGGATATAATGGGGATAGTTCGGATTTTGTTACTAGAGTTTATGCCTATGGCAAAGATGGACTTACATTTGCTAGCATAAATAATAATAAAGAATATGTTGAAAATGTAGCATATTCCAATAAAGTAATAAATTATGTAGTTACAGATGAAAGATATACAGTTAAAGAAAATCTGCTCCAATATGCCCAAAAGGTTTTAAATGAAAAATGTATGCCACAGAAATCATATACATGCAGTATTAAGAATTTTGATGGGGATATTTGGTTATACAAAATAGTTACAATTGTGGATCAAAGACGTAAAACAAGAGTTGAGCATCAATGTGTAAAATATAGGGAATATAATGATCATAGTCTGGATTCAATTACACTTAGCTCTCAAGCTCCATCAATTGAAAAAATTGTTAAGAGTAATTCAAAAACAGCTAATGATTTAATTGAGGCCCAAAGGACCACGATGTATGATTTAATCCAACAAGAAGTTGATGCTGCAACTGCTTTGATAACAGGCAATCAAGGTGGTTATTTTAAATGGATTTATGATGATGATGGTAAACCTATTGAATTAGTAAATCTTGGTGATTCTAAAGATATAAATACAGCACAGCAGGTCTGGAGATGGAACCAAAATGGATTAGGGCATTCAAATAATGGATATAATGGAACATATGGACTAGCATTAACAAAAGATGGTAAAATTAATGCTACAATGATAACAACTGGTGTTTTAAATGCTGGTGTTATTAGGGCAGGTGTTTTGGCAGATGTAAACAATATAACAACATTTAACCTTGAAGATGGAACACTTGCAATTAAGAAAGGTTCAATTAATCTTGGCAATGGGAATTTTGTTGTTACTAGTGGCGGTGTTTTAACTGCAAAAGATGCTACTATTAATGGCCAGATAACTGCTGGAGATACAATTGGCGGATATTGGACTAGATTGAATGTAAATGGTCAATTGATCGGTTACAAAAATGTAAGTGGAACAAATACCCAATATGGTCTTGTTGATTTTACTGCTGTTGAAAGAGATTTAGCAGACCAAATTGATAGGTATGGATTGAAGTTAGTTGGTAAAGATGTTATCAGAATTCAAGCTCCAAAAATTGCAATTGCGACTGGTTCCGGTACAGGTACATTTGGAGCAACTGGAACACAAAAATTTATCATTGATATACAAAATGTTGGTGATGGTCAAATTCAATGGACTCAAAAAAATTTTAGATTTATAAATGGGTTTATGGTTACACAAATAACTTAAAATAAAAGAGGGAAAATAAAATGGCAAGTGGTAAAATGGTTGCTTCAAAAGATATTGAGGAAATTAAAAGACAAAAAGAAATTGAAAGAGCAGTTGCTCAAGGTAATATTGATTTTGCAGAAAAAGTAGCAAAATTACAGGTAATAATTACGGGGTATGTACATGCCCAATTTACTGGCAATGATATTCCGCCATCAATTGCTTGCATGATTCTTGAATCTGTTTTGTTGAAGTACAAAACAGTGCAGTCAAATGAGGCACTATTTAATTGCTTGACAAAAGAATCAGCGGAGGATTTTGATGGTACTGATTCAAATAATGGTGAGGTTTAATTTATGGCTTTTATAGCAAAACAAAGATATAAACTGGATATTACCCCAAAAGGTGGTTGGGTGGTTGTTTATGCATCCCAACACGATGATGGGGCAAGGGAAGTAGAATTTGAAATTACAAATCAGGGAAATGCATTTTCAATTCCTGCATCAATAAATGTTTCTGTACAGGGAATAAAATCAAACAAAAGTTATTTTTCTCATAGTTGTTCCTATTCTGGGAACATTGTTACAATGGCTTTGGCTGATGATATGACCGATATTGTTGGCAAGGCCATTTGTGTATTAAAGTTTACAAATCAATCTAACCAAAAATTAGCAACAGCAAAATTTGTTTTAAATGTTGATACTGATTCAAGTTCTGAAGGTATAATTATTGACACTGAGGCAGAAGAAATCTTCAATCAGATGCTTAATGAAATCAGGGCACAGGCATCTGCTATAAGTGCTGATATTGCAGAACTTCAGTCAATGGTTGGTTCACCACTGGTAGCATCTACAGCATCAGCAATGACCAATCATAATAAAATTTATGTTTATACTGGTTCAGAATCCGGATACACAAATGGCAATTGGTATTACTGGAATGGTTCTGCTTGGGCTTCTGGTGGTGTATATAATTCAACTGCATTTGAAACAGATAAAACTTTATCTGTAGAAAATATGGCGGCGGATGCGAAGGCGGTTGGTGATGAGATTGATGCAATTAGAGAACCAACTCGCAATTTGAACAATCAGGCAATGGGACGATGGAGAGCGATGGCAAGCGGAGCTATAGAAGCATCAAATGCTCACTATTTTGGAATGCGTGACATGGTTCCTTGCGAACCGGATACAACCTATACAGTATCATTTGGCAATGTTGTGTATAGCGGTACGATGCATATTTATACCACGTGGTACGATAGTAATAGATCGATAATTAACCAAATCGATAACACACAAGGCAGTAGTCTTTCTGCAACAAATACATCGCCATCAAATGCCGCCTATATTTATGCTAATCTTTATCAGGGTCAAGGCATAACATATACTGATGATTCATGGATTCAGATTGAAAAAGGTTCCGTAAAAACAGACCATATAGTACCTTATGCTCCCAAAGGGGTGCCCGAAAACACAGAGAATATAAGCGATATTCTTGATGCTTTGCAATATAAAGCGGTAATGTCGAGAAACATTATCCCTGCCGATTCAGACATAAATACTTATATTCAGCCCGGCGTGTATTCTGTAACATCAGACGACATAGCTACATCTCTTCTTAACTGGCCTAACGCCAGAAGAGGGGACTTGATTGTATTTAATTCAAGAGGGTCTAATCAAAATTATAGTTATGGTAAAATTCAAGTTGCAATTACGCACCTCGCGGATATGTTTTACAGACGATTTGTTTCCTCGTATACAGGATGGAGCGCATGGTTAAAATTAGCAAAAGATGCCGATTTGCAGGATGCGGTATCGGAAATAAAAAACGCTCCTCCCAGTTTCCATTTACCGAGCAATCCCTATAAAGCGGTAGCAACAAAAACAGATAGCGTAACAGGTAAAAAGACATGGTCTGATAAAATCAAAGATATAAAATCAACCTGTCACATGCATATCAGTCTTGCCGCGCATTTCAAAAAGGCGGTTGATAAAGGCTATGAGCATCTTGCTTTTAGTAATTACCATGCTTCGGTTCCTATTGTGCCAATAAGGGATATTTTACCAACATTGCCCGGGTATGATTCGTCGATTCACACTGTCCCTGATTATTGGATAGAATCACCAAACGCAGAACATGTATATTTCACGGGGGAAGTAAATCAATTACACATGAATGCCATTGGTAGCTATTTAACTACCGGGTCTGATAATACAGGGCAGGGGTCGGGTGGTTTTGATGGAACTACGGATGATTTCTTCGACTTGGCTATGGCTCATTTGAAATACGCCAATGGTGGAGGTGTATCAATTAACCATCCTAAATGGTCAGGGCTGACGGCAGACAAAATTATTGAATTATACGACAAGGGGGCTGTGTTCGGACTTGAGATATATAATGCCGATTGTGAATATCATAAACAGAACGGATACGCATTAGAATTGTGGGACGCGGTACTCTCCACCGGTCGGCAGATTTTTGGACTTGCCGTTCCAGATCACTCGGCGGAAAGTAGCTCAAACCCTGACTGGGCAACTTGGCCGTGGGGCTACAATCATATGCTGTGCAGGACAACAGACGAGGTTGAAATTTTGCTTGCATACCGCAATGGACGCTTCTATACCACTATTGATAATGATAATTTGTCGCTTGAATATTTTGGGCTTGATAATGGCGTTGCTACTATAAGAACAAGCGAAGCTGGAACTATTACATTTACAACCAAAACAAGGACGGTGGTGACGGAAAACTCCACGGAAGCAAGTATAACACTTACAAGTGGAGATGTTTATGTTAGAGCATCGTGCGAAACAGCAACGAACAAACTTTTTACAAACGCCATTATGCTTTAATACATAACATCATCGGCACTACGACGACTATCACATATAATTTCAAGATTAAAGTTCAGGTGCACATGGATTTTAGTCAAGAAATAGATAACAATTAATTTTTATTTTCAAGTCTATTTTAAATAGACAGGAAGGAGTAATTTAATGGAGTATGCTAGTAAAGGTGTAGGAACAGCCGCACTCACAACGGGCATCATTGGCACAACACTTGGAGCTCTTGAAGGTGTTGGTGGCATTTCTGGACTGCTTGGAAACAGAAATATTTCCGAGGGTGATAGACCTGTTACTCGTTATGAAATGGGTCTTATCAAAGAATCCATTGCAAAGGATAATGAAATTACACTTCTTAAAGCACAGCAGTATACGGACCAGACTGCAATGGGGATTCAGGGGCAGATTTCAAATCAGAATGCTTGGAATGCAGCGCAGATGGTAAACATTCAGAATCTTCAATACCAGCTTGGTCAGGTAGTAAAACCTTATGTCCCGAATTATGCACTTGCTCCCGGTTATGGTATGGCAGAAGTTCGTCCTATGCCTCCATTTCCTCCGGTAGTTCCTCCGGCAACTAGTTCTGGTGGTACAACTGAAGCAACAGGAAATTGATCATTTGATTTAAAGTAAATCAAAATAAATTGCAAAAATAAAATTATGGTTTGGCTCTGGATATGATTGTTAATTGTATTTGGGGCCAAACCATTATGAGGAAAATAAAATGCATGTAGAAAAACAGAAAATTATTGATGGAATCATAAAATACATTGAAAAAGATGTTATGCCGGAGATTTCCAGTGATAGAGGTTTTCAAGTAGTGATTTCAATTGGCATCAGTGCAGTTAAGGCAAATAACAAACTGCTGGATAAATTATTTGAAAATGATGTTTTTAAATCACTTGCAAATTATGACGATGAAAACAAAACTTATGATATAGATTTACTTTATAACATTGCAAAGGATAGTATTTCAAAGTGTGGATATTTTCCTGTTAAAATTCCTGCAATCAATTTTATTTCCCCAAATGAAAAGGAATTGAAATTTTCTGCTGCAGATGTTGATAGGTTGAAATCTTATATTGTTGATTAAATGCCTTATGTCTATTTTGGAGGACTTGAAAATGGAAAATACAGAGACTTGGGGAGATGAAAATGTAATGTCAAAAAATGTGGATGAATTTGAGCAAAAATTAAAGGATGCTTTTTGTGATGAGTGCAATGGGGTTATTGAATATAATAATCTTGCAAAGGAAGCTGCAGAAAAATATCCTAACTCCGGTTATGCACAATTATTTAAAGACATTGCAAAAGAGGAGCATCTGCATAAAAATCATATTAAATCAATCCTGATTGATATGGGGGTAACTATTGATGATTCAATGTGTAAACTAGAAGGGAGTGCGGAAGAATCACGCCAGAAATTTTGATGTTTACATGAAATCTAATGCAAGTAGTAAATTGTCTGGTTTAAGAATATCTGATGCAATAGGTTTTGGTTTAACATTACTTGGCTTTTTCTTCGGTTGATCATATGGAGAATATATTTTCAATTTTAGGTTTTCAGAATATTGTTTGGTTGTCAGGAATTGTTGCTGTGGCTATTACAACATTGATACAAGGTCTCAGCAGTAAATATAAACCATGGACTTATGTAGCAATCCAAATTGGAAAAGCAATAAATAAAGAAACACTGGAGAAATTGGATAATCTTGAAAAAAAGGTTAATGAAATAGAAAAGCACGACAAAGAACAGGATGAAAAAGATAAAGAGGAAAAAGCTAAAGCAGCCCGCAGGAGAATTCTAAGGTGTGCAGATGAAATAAGAACTAGAGTAAAACATAGTGAGGAATATTTTAATGATATTCTTGAAGATGTAACGTTTTACAAGAAGTATTGTGATGATCATCCATTGTTTAAAAACGAAAGGTCTGTTATGGCTATTGATGCAGTGGAAAAGGCCTATGAACATGCACATGATACTAATGATTTTCTGTGAAAAATTTTTAAAAAAGCTATTTACATTATAATGTGGATGTGATACAATAAAATTCCAAATAAATATTAATCAAACATCAATAAACAATCACCTTTGAAAAGGAGAACAACAATGACAAACCTTGAAATTAAAATTCTGGATGCACTTAAAAGTGAAAGACAGAGACTTAAAGATTATGATGTGATGATTCAGGAAATGCATGATGAAAATATGAGGAAGGCAGCAATCCAAACTTCTGATTATTGGAAAAAGGATTTTGAAGACCGTGCTAAATTTAATCTCAATCATAAGAAACACGAATACAATTTCATTACTGAATGGAAAAATGTTATTGCATCTGTAGTGTATGGAAGAATTTATTATGAATGGCACCCTGCACAGGCAGGCAGATATAAAGGTACTGGACATGGTGCTTTTGTTACTTCCGAATTAACAGATGTTGAAATTGAAAAGGTTGATAAAATTTTTCAGAACATGATCAATAAAAAATATTTCAGAATTAGCAAAACCGGAAAAATGGCAAAATTTATTGGATGATGAAATTGGAATTCTCAGAAGGGAGGAAATTGAAATGGCTAAAAGAATTTGGACAGAGGAAGAAATTAAAACCTTGGTTCAGGAAAATGATAAGGTTTTATATGGAGCTTTGAAAAAGCTTTATGGTGAACAGACAAAGGATGAACAGCAATCTGGACAAACAAAACATTACAATGGTGTTGGATTTAATGGAGCAGATTCAAGGTTCTTATCAAGTGTTTCTGAATTCCTCATTAAAAAAGGTTTTTTGACAGAAAAACAAAAATATTGTGTGCGCAAACGATTGATCAAATATAACAAGCAATTAACGAGGCTTGCAAATGAATAATAAAGCCGCCCTGACGAGTATCTGAAAATTGATACGAAACACCCTTAAAAAAGGGTGTCGGTGGTAATAGTTCCACATAATATTGATTTGTCAAGGAGGACATTAATTTATGAAGTACACAAAGAGTCAGCTTGAAGGCATGAAGGCAAAGGAAATCCAGAAGGTTGCTTCCAAAGAGTTTGGAATTAAAGGAGCCTATGATATGAGGAAAGGGGAATGCATAGACAAAATCCTTGAAATTGAAAGGGCATTCCAGAAAGCAGAAAGGGAAGCTGAAAAGGAAATCAAAAAGGCAGAGGAGGCAAAGTCAAAAGAGGCCTATCTGGAAGGTGCACCGATTGGAACATTGGTTGCATTTAAAGTTCCGGATACAGCAATTGTTAGGCCTGGGGAGAAAAAGGTTAAATCTGCAAAAATTGTTGGCAGGAATATTTCAAAGAAGAAGTTGCGTTTACAAACTGAATATGATGCATTTTATATTGTTCCGTTTGAAAATGTTCTTTGGGTCAAAACAGGGTCCCGTTGGCCTAGGAGTATTTACAATTTACTCAAGGGAGTGACAAAACTTGAAGAGTAAGTGGGAAATTGTCCAGAATTTTTATAATAAGCAAAAGGAATTTTCCGATATAAAGAAGGCATTTGAACAATTAAAAAAATCTTTTGAAAAAGAAATGGAATTAGTTTTTGCAGAAAGTGAAACTGATTCTGTTTCTTTTTCTGTTGGTTCTGATTATAAAGATGAATCATTTATTGTAAAGAAAAGGTGCAGAACTTATATTAAGTGGAATTTCCAGAAACTTGCTGAAAATCTGGGCAATAAATTATTCAGGCAGGTTGTTGATAAAAAATATATTGTTAATGATATGCCTGGGCTGATTGAATATTTGAAGCGTTGTAATGTGGACCCTAAAATTATTAAAAAATATTTTGATGTTGAATATTCTTTGAATGAAGCGGAACTTGATAATTTAGAATTACTTGGAAAAGTTAAAGCGGAACAATTGGAAGGATGTTTTAATTTAAGTTTTTCAAAGCCTTGGTATTCTGTAGAAAAGAAAGAATAAAATGGGGATAAATAAAAACGGAACAGACTTGGCAAAAGTTTTGTGGTATTATAATATCCTTCCTGAGCATGATGGTTATACATTTAAAATAGTTTGTCCTTTTCATGAAGATGTAAATCCAAGTATGATCATAAACCTTGAAAGTGGTAGTTGGTATTGTTTTGGTTGTGGACTATCTGGGAATGCAAGTAAATTTGTTGCATTAATGGAAAATCAAAATGATTTGAAATCATATCAGAAATTTTTGAGGATTCTGAAATCAGATAAATGTAGCTCAATCAAAATAAAAAGCCACAGAAGGCCTCTACAAGGCTCTGTAAGGGATTTATATAATGAAGCCTATGATTATTACCATGGATTGGCAAAAGTCGACTGGGAGGCTTCTGGAGGCCTTACAGAGGAAATTGATGAAGCTAAGGAATATATGATCAACAGAGGATTTGATTGCAATGTGTTGATTAAGTCAAAATGCAAAGTAACATACAATCCTAGTTACCAAGTGATTTTTCCAATATTGGATAATGGAAAATTTAAGGGATGGGTATGTAGAACAACAAAAAAAGAAATTGAGGAAAAGCGAAAATATTTATATAACAAAGGTTTTCACCGTAGCAATACTGTTGTTGGGGATTATGGTTCAAAAGATTGGGTTATTGTTGTCGAAGGTTTTATGGACAGGTTGAAATTTTTGCAATTTGGAGTGGATAATGTAGTTGCTATTTTTGGCTGGAAAATGTCCATGGAACAGGAACAAAAATTAAAATCTGCTGGAATTAAATATATAATCTCAGCACTTGATAATGATAAATCTGGAAGGAAAGGAACAAAATATTTACAAACAAGGTTTAAAACAGTGAGGTTTAAATATCTCAAAGGTTTTAAGGACCCAGGAGAAATGGGAAAAGAAAAATTTGAAAAAATGTTTAACAAGACAATGGCAGAATTAAAACAATTGAAAGGAATTTAAAATGGGTTTAGTTGATTCTATCAAAAGGGATGCAAAAAAAGCTGGACAGAACAAAAGCAAATTTATGTACTTCAGGGAAGGAACAAAAATCAGGGTCAGATTTCTTACCGATATGGATGATGGTATGGAAGTTACCTTTCATGATAGTTTTGCAGATGGCATAAATGTACCTTGCCAGGAAATTTTTGGCAGAGATTGTGACTATTGTGAAATGGAAGGTCTCAGAACAAGAAGCCAGTATATTTGGTCTGTTTGGGATTATGAAGCGAAAGAGGTTAAGCTTTTCATGTTCCCTGTAAACAATTGTTCCCCAATTCCTGCATTGATGGCAATGTATGAAAATTATGGAACTTTGGTTGACAGGGATTATATTATTTCTGTTACTGGAAAAGCCCAGAATAAAACATTCACCGTTATCCCTATGGATAAGGTTAAGTTCCGGAATGATAAGGCAAAACCTTATTCTGAAAAGTCCATTCTTAAAATGCTTGACAAGGCTTACCCTGCAGAAAATTCAAGTGGTGAGGATGATGAATATGAAAGGCCTGTGAAAAAATCATCTAAGGTTAATAAGAGGAAATATGAGGAGCCTGAAGATGATTATGATGAAGATGATGATTATGATGGGGCAGATGAGAATGATTATTCTGAAATGACCCCGATTGAGCTTTATCGGATTTGCAAGGAAAAGAAAATTGATGTTCAGCCCAGAAAATCCCAGAGGTATTATATTAAGCAGCTTGAGGATTATGAAAAGGCCCATGATGATTGGGATGATGAAGATGAGGACGACTGGGAGGATGAATAAATTAGGGGGGGGGTGATTTATGGCAAAGAAAATAGTTATATTTGGCCCTGATAATTCCGGAAAAACAACATTGGCAAATCAGATTTCAAGGGAGTTTAAATTTTCATATGTTCACAGCCTTGGGCCAGTGGATGTTGATAAAATGGTTATGTTTATGGATGATCTTTTGTCAAATGATGAGGATGTTGTTTTTGACAGATTTCCTATTATTGAAGAATCAATTTATGGTTTAGCTTTAAGGGGCTCTAGCAAATTTGATTGTTTTATTCAGGAATATATTTCAAGTGTTTTGAAAAGGGTAAATCTCTTTATTTATTGCAATCCAAATTTAGACACCATCTGCAAGTGGGGAACTAGGGAACAGATGGATGGTGTAAAGGAAAACATAAGTAAAATTAAATCATTGTATGATGATTATTATGATAAACTGGTTGTTGAAAATTATCCTGTTGTGTGTTATGATTACACTGCAGCTAATGGCCTTTTATCAATTAAGGAAAGGATTAAAAATTTATGAACATTACACATGCTATTGAAGAGAATGTTTCCGGAGACATGCTTGAAGCTATTTTTGGAAGGCAGAAAGAATTGATGATCAAATATCACGATATTGAGCTTAGGTCTGGATTGATGCAAACAGAGGATTGTCCTGTTAATCTGGATGATAAGAGGGGACAGGCAAGGATTAAAGATTATTCATGGAGAGTAACTGAGGAACTTGGTGAAGCTCTTGATGCAAGAATGCAAGATGATCTTCCACACTTCAAAGAGGAATTGATTGATGGTCTACATTTTCTCACAGAACTTTCAATTCTTTCTGGAATTGGCGTTGATAACATTCTTAAAAATGGAGTTGATTACTGGAAAGAAAGGGAAGGAAATATTTGGGCTTCTGGTGATCTTTGGAATTCTGTTGTCACTGAATCATATAATATGGATAAGCTGAAAGGATTGATTCATTTAGCTAGTTATTTGTATGATGATTTTGACCTTGAGGAAAGAATTTCTAGTTTTATCATGCATATTGGAATGACTTGCAATTGCCTGAAGAATAAACCTTGGAAACAGAGCAACATGATAACAGATAAAGAAGCCTTTTATAAATCTCTTGGGGCAACATGGATTTCTTATATTTCCATTTTGATGTTTACAATGGATGCTGAAGAAATTTGTGATACATACTTGAGAAAATCCCAGGTTAATAAATTTAGGCAGCGTAGCAATTATTAATGCTGGTCCGGAAATATAAAGACTTTGATGATTTGTTTTTAAACCTTACTAAGGAAATACTCGAGAATCCTAATGAATTGATTGATTATTCATCTGGGATTCTCGGGTATATTGATAACATTGTGCTTGCTACAAAATCCTGGGATTGTAGCTTAGATCTTGGTAATTTTGGTTATGCTAAAAACAAATGGAATCAATTAATGAGAACATATATAGATTATGATCAGCTTGTTAATTTCCGAGAACGTATTAAAAATATGTCTGGTCTTAGCTTTACATATTATTTTAAACAAAAGAAAATTAATAATGGTAGTTGTTTGATTGCAGTTGTTTTAAGCAGGCAGGACAGAAAGGGAAAGTGGACTAAAGTAAATGTTCTGTATAGAACAACGGAAATACAAAGAAGGTTTGCAGCTGATCTTGTAATGATTCATCATTTTATAGAGGAACTCCCTAAAGAAATCTGTGATATACAAAGGGTTATTTTTTATATGCCTCAATCATACATTTCAGCTATGGTTATAAATGGATATTATGATTATTTTGGAGTGCCTCGGGAAAATCTGGATGATTCTAACCCTTGGATAAAATCCTTGATTAGTGTTCATAAAAGGAGTTTTGTTCCTGGTTCAAGAATAACAACATATCAAAGCATGGCTAGGATGCAAAAGTTAGCTTTAGGGTTAACCTCTTATGATAGTTTAGACGTAAATGATTTTGGTATAGATAAACATTTCCAAGGAGGAAATAAGTAAATGAGAATTTACACAAATTGGCAGGAATGTTACGAGGAAACAAGAAGAGACCTTGCAGAAATGGGGATTGATGTTTTCCCGAAAACAATGCAGGATAAAAACATTGAAGGAAACTTGGAATACGCAACAAAGGAATTGCAGAATTATTCCTATTGTTTGCTTGATGTTAAATCATCCGAATATACCGGGGTTACTCAGCCGTGGGCAGATGCTGAATTTTTGGAAAGGGTAAATCCATCCGGAAATATTAACCCTGGTGATGCTTGGAAATTAAGACCAGATGTTTGGTGTGAATTCATGCATGATGGCAAAATGGCTTATTCATACAATGAAAGGTTTTTCTTCAATGATCAATTAAATAAGATAATTGACAGATTAAAGAATGATCACGATTCAAGGCAGCTTTGGTTGTCCGTATGGAATCCAGCTGAGGACCCTGATAAACTTGGAGGAATTTCAAGAGTACCTTGCTCCCTTGGGTATAATTTTCAGTTTAGGGATGGCAAGTTAAACATCCATTATGTAATGCGGTCTTGTGATTTCAAAACGCATTTTGTAAATGATAGTTATCTGGCAGCAAAGCTTCTTGAATATGTTGCTGATAAAACGGGGCTTCCAACTGGAAGTCTTACTCACACAATGTTTTCGTTGCATATTTACAGAAAGGATGTTCAAGGTGTTTTCTGAGGTTGACAGAACATTTTATTAATGTTATAATGATCGAACAACCAAAAATATTTAAATCTTCAGAAGGAGGAACACCATGAATAAAAAATTTAAAGAATGTAAGGAAATCATTGCAGAGGCACTTAGAAGACTGGAAGAAGCTGGTGATGGAGAATTTGAAGTTCCGGAAATTACAAATGAACTTGTTTATAGTATCTTTGGTGAAAATCTTGATGTTGAAAATTCTGTTGAAGAAGTGATGTGGATGTTTATGATGGAACTGTAATTTAATATAATGTTGTAAATGCAAAGCCACCTAGATAGGAAAATATTTAGGTGGCTTTGTTGGTGGTAAAAATGTATTTGAAAGCAAAAGACTTAGATGATGCTTGGAGAAAAATAAATGTTGGCTGCATGACTGGAAAGATTCCTTGTAAATCAATTTCTGTTTCCAGACATTTTATAGTTGATGGGGAAATAATTTGTTCTGTTGAAAATAAGGATTGCAGTTTGGATTTGAATAACTTTGGTTACCAAGATAGAAAATTGCAATTACTTTATAATAAGTATTTTGATCAGGAGCAATGGGATATTTTCAATGAATTAGTTTTATCTGGAAAGAATGCAATATATTACTTTAAATCATCCAAGGTTTATGCAGGTAAGCCAAAAGCTAATTGCATGATATGTTTAATGTATGATAACCGGAATGATGAATATACTGTAGTATGGAGGCAAACAGAACTTCTTGCTAGATTTGCAGCTGATCTTGTTTTTTTGTCAAAAATTCTTCTTGATAAAAAATTGAGGTTGGTGATTTTAGGGGCCTATCAATATATTGTTGTTATATACGGCATTTTCAAAATGAATGGGGTTGGTTTTAAAAAACCTAAGGATGAAAAATATGCAAAGGCTATTATAATGTCTAAGGAATTTTTTCCTGATCGTGTTGATTTTGAATTTTATGAAAGATGGCAACCTATCAAGTTAGTGCAGAAAAGCTATAAAAGATATTTGGAAAGAAAAGGAAATTAAGATGGATTTGCATAGACATGATGAATATAGTTCTTTTGATGGATTTGGAAAAGCTAAGGAATTGGCAGAAATAGCCATTGATCTTGGGCATACTGCTTTAGGCATTTCAAATCATGGAAATACAAATGGATTAGTCCAACACTATATGGGGTGTAAGGAAGTTGGAATAAAACCAGTTCTTGGGTGTGAAGGATATTTTTTGCCAAAGTATATTCCACAACATAGGGGATACCATTTGTGTTTGTTTGCAAAGAATCATCAAGGTTATAGAAATTTGAATGAATTGCAATTCGAAGGAGAAAAACAAAAATACTACAATCCAATTTGGACATTTAAGCTTCTGGAAAAATACCATGATGGTTTAATATGTACCTCAGCTTGTATTGCAAGTTATTCAAGTCAGTGTTTAAAATCAGGCAGAAAGGATTTAGCTGTTAAATACTTAAAGAAAATGGTTGATATTTTTGGGGATGATTTTTATATTGAAATTCAGCCATATAAAATATCAGAGGAAGGTCTTCAGGAAAAGGTCAATGTTGAATTGATCAATTTAGCAGATGATCTTGGTATAAAGTGTATTTTAACATCTGATTCTCACAGAGGAAGAAAAGAGGATTTTACTACTTACTTAAAAATGCATGAAATAGCTGGCCATGACTTGGAACATATTGAAGGAACATATAAAGAAAGATATATGCCTTCGGATAAGGAGCTATTTAAAAGGTTCTGTAAAATGCATTCAAATGATTTTGATGATTTCAGGCCTCGAGGAATGGAGATGATTTCAAATCTAAAGGAAATAGAGGATAAAGTTGAAGATGATATTTTCAAGGACCTGAAGGAAACATTGCCGGTTTATTCGGATGATTCAATGGGGCTTTTGAAAAAGAAAATTAAAACATTCCTAGTTGATCATGGCAAATGGAATAAGAAATATATTTCCAGAATAAAGCAGGAGCTGCATGTAATAAAAACACTTGGCTTTGAGGATTATTTCTTAATAGTTGCAGATTATGTAAACTGGGCAAAATCCCAAGACATTTCCGTTGGCCCAGGAAGAGGTTCTGCATGTAATTGCTTAGTCGCTTATTGTTTGGGTATTACTGCTGTTGATAGTTTATTGTTCGGTTTGGATTTCAGAAGGTTCCTGAGGGAAGATAAAAAGAAAATGCCTGATATTGATGTAGACTTTGAAACATCAAGAAGATATGATGTTATTCGTTATGTTGTGGATAAATACAAAGGCAAAACTGCAAGGATTGCTTCATACGGATTGTATAAAGTTGATAATCTGATAAATGACCTTGCAAAGGTTTGTGGATTACCAACAGATAAAAGTATTGATGAAGAGGAAATAAAAGCAAACAAACAGACAATTGCTGCAATCAAAACCTTAGTTAATGTTTATATTGATGAGGATGGAAATTTAGCTGCTCCGGAGTTGCTTAAAAATCCAGAAGCAAAAACATTAAATTCAATGTATGATCACATAATAACCCATTTTACAAAGTTATATAAAAAGGTCCGCTTTATCGGTACCCATGCAGCTGGTGTTGCTGTTACTGGTGGAAACATCCTTGATTATACTTCCTTGAGGATTGATAAATCTGGGGACATATATACCAACTATGATTTGAATGATATGGAGAATATCAATGTTATTAAGTTTGATATGTTAGGTCTCAAGACAGAAGAAGAAATACATGAACTTAGAAGAGCAACTGGTGTTGTTGTTGATTATGATACTATAGTGGATGATCAAAAAGTTTTGGAGAGGTTTGGCTCAGGAGATACAAAGGCAATTTTCCAGTTTGATAAAAAATCTGTAAGGGATATTTTGACAGGTATTAAATGTGATTGTTTCAATGATGTTGTTGCTGCCAATGCAATGAACCGTCCTGGCCCATTATCCCTAAAAATGCCTCAGGCTTATGCTGAAAATAAATTTAATATCGAAGAGGCAAAACTATCCCCATATTATGACTATACAAAAGAAAGTTATGGAACAATCATTTACCAGGAACAGATTCAGCAGATTTGCGTTAATGTTGGTAATATGTCTTGGGGAGACGCTGATAAAGTAATGAAGATGATTGGCGGACAATCTCAATCAGAAGACGCAAGGGCAGAATTTGAAAGAACTAAAAAGGAAATGCATGATAAATTTGTAGCTGGTGCAGTTTCAAATGGTTATAGTGAATCAGAGGCAGAACAGATTTTTAACATGGTTTTGGTTTATTCTTTTAACAAGGGCCATGCAACAGGTTATTCTTTGATCTCTGTTGAAGAAATGTATTATAAAGTTTATCATCCAACTGAGTTTTGGTATGCCAAAATAAAATATGCCCCTTCTGATTCTGATTATGAAAAATATTGTGTTTATGCTAGTTCAGATGATGTAGTTATATTTTTGCCTCATTGCAATTTATCAACAGAAAGAATGAGAATCAGAAATGTATCTGGGGAGTTGTGTTTGCAGAGAGGTATTTCTGAAATAAAGGGAATCGGGGAAAAGGCTGCAAAATACATTGTTGATGAAAGACGTAAAAATGGAATATTTACTTCCTATGATGATTTTATTGATAGGTGCAAATCAAGGGTAGTCACTTCAAGGGTAATAAACATCTTGAAAGATTATGGTGCACTTGAGTTTAATAAGAAGGTTTATATTTCCAGAGTTACAAAATATAATTCTGCATTATATTCAAGGAATTGATGAAAAATTTAAAAAAAGGTATTTACAACATCTTTAAAAGGTGTTATAATGAAATTCCAAAATAAATAATAAACAAAACAATAAAACATCAATCAAATCACTTTTGAAAAGGAGGAAACAAATGACAGTATTCGAATATTTCAAGGATCTTTACGATTTTGCAACAGGCGCTAAAGATGGACGGGTCAGATTTAAACTTCAGGATACATCTTATAAAACCGTTAAATATGCAATGGATGAAGGATTTGGTGCAACATGGGATTTCAAAATGAAAGAAGCCGGTGTTGATATGGATGAACTCAAATCCTTGGTTGATCAAAAAATTGTTGGCCATAAACATTATGGAAATTGGAGGGATAGACAAAGAGGTACAACAGATTTATATTTCCTTACTGCAAAAGGAATGAAACAATGGTATAAAATGTACTTTTAAAAGCCGCACTGATGAGTCGCTGAAAATTGTGACGAAACGCCTCGGATGAGGCGTCTGTGGTAAATAAATTTCAATCACCTTGAAAGGAGAAAAATCATGACCAGAAAGGAAATCATTAACGCAACAATTAAAACTACAATGACCGAGCAGGAGCTCACAGATGCACTTGCATCCTTGGAATTTGGAACAAAGGTTTATGTTTCCAAACAGAACAAAAATGTTAGAAACATTTATGATGCAGCTGGGAAAACAAAATATGCATCTGTTGAAATTGTGGAAGCTGTTGTTGAAGCTCCGAAGAAGAAGTCCAGAAAGGCAAAGAAAACAAACAACTCCAAACAGCAGAACACTGCAAGAGCTACAAAGGAATCCGGTAATGGATATGTTGTTTATTTTGCATTGAAGACAGATGAGGAAGGCAAAATTCAGATTGATGATACAATGACAACATGCAAGGAAATTAAGGCATTCATAAAGAAGCTGCACTCCATTGGCCGTGGTTGTGTTTCCACACTGAATATTTACAAGATGGGTGAGAATTACCAGAATGATCATAAGGACATTCACAAGACGAGGATTTCCGCTTGGGTTGGTCCGGAATTTGCAATTGCATAATTTGAAGCATTCCAGTTTGTTTTAAAGGTTGTTCTGGATAATTAAAAATCAACCAACAAAATTTTAATTTTAAATTCTGAAAGGAGAGTTGCTATGGATATGCACACAAAGGCAATGATGCTTGGTATTGTTAGGGGGAATGTTATTAAGGCAGAAGCTGATTTTATCAAGAAAGTTAAGGAGTTGAATGATCAGAAGCATTTGGAGTTTGAAAGGTTCAAGGAAAAGGTTGGTGGATTGGTTAAGGATATTCCAGAAGATGAATTTGCATCATTTGCTACTGCTTGCCTTGGTATAATGTCTGATAATCTTAATGCTCTTATGATTGCAAGTTATGTTTCTGAACATGAAAATATGAGTCAGGTCCGTAAAAACGAGTTTCTTCTTATGGCAATGGTATCATCTGGAATGATTGATGCCGATGAGTTGGCTAAGAAAATGTTTCCGGATGGATTTGATGAATAATTAATTGATGTTGTTTTGAATAATCCAAGCAGCTGAATTTGCAAAACATTTTCAGCTGCTTGGTTAGGTTTGTCTGGAGAACATGTTTATGGCAAAAACAAATAAACAGGAAATCATAAAACTTTGTAACATGATCAACAAAAAGGAAGGTCAAGGAAGTATTTATTCCATTGGTTCAAAGAATGCAAATTTAAATATAAAGAGATGGTCAACAGGGATTGAGGATTTAGATGAAATAATCGGCGGTGGAATGCCTGAAGGAAGGGTTATTGAAATTTATGGCCCTGAAGGTTCTGGAAAAACAACATTGCTGTATCATCTGTTTAGTCTGCATAATTTATGTTTGGATATTCCAATTGAAGGCACTTTTGATTCTGATAGAGCTAAGGTGTTTGGAAATAAACCAAAACAGCTGTTGATATATCGGGCAAGATATGGGGAGGATGCATTTAATAAAACAATCAAATTTTCAAGAGCAGGAATTCCATTGATTGGCATTGATAGTGTTCCTAGTTTGGTGCCAAAGGAAGATGCTGAGAAGGTTTTAAAATCTGCTGATAGGGATTCAATCGAAGAACAGAGGATTGGTGGAACTGCTAGACTGATGAATAAATATCTTCCTGTGGTTGAGGAGATAATTGAAAACACTGGTACAACATTGATATTTGTAAATCAGGTCAGGGATAAAATGAATGCTATGTTGTTCGGGGAAAAGACAGATACCCCCGGTGGACATAAATTAAAGCATTCTGCATCAATTCGGATTCAAGTTGCCAGAAGGGCTTGGATAGAAATACCAAATAAAAATCCTAAGAATAGTGCAACAAATGAAAAGATTGGTTTTATCATGAAATGTAAAGTAATAAAATCAAAAGTTAGTAATCCAATGGGAGAATGCGAGATACCTTGTTTCTTTGATAGGGGTTTTGTTTCATTTGATGATGTTAAGCCTATCAGGGCAGAAATCATGAAACAAAGGGCAGAACAATATGGCAAAAGAATTTCTAAAGATTGGGATGATGGATATGAAGAATAAATTTAAAATTATGATTTCTTATGTTTGTGCATTTATCGGAATGATGTTTTCATTTATTGGTGGCTGCATGTTGGATTCTGAAAAATTATTCTTGCCTATCATGATTTGTTTTATTGGAGTTGTTTTTCTTGGAATTTCAATAGTAATTAACAGAAAGGGTTGATTATGAATTTTGGATTGTTTGATATGATTATGGCTTTTTCTTTAGGTCTGTTTATTGGTGGATTTTTCGGATTTATCTCTTTTGCTTTGTGTGCAATTCAAAGGGAAGATAAAATTAAATACGAGGAGAGTTGATGTGATCAATTTTAATAATAATACCTTGGATGATAAAACAATAGAATCAATCAACCGTATAGCAGCACTTTCTGGGGAAAGTGTTTCACAAATACAAGAAGCACTTAAACAGTTGTGTAATTCGTTATCTGAGTCGATGAAAACCCTTGAGGAAGTTTTTAGGGATATTGAAGAAATGACTGATATATCCGATGATATAGTTACACTCAAGAAACAGATTAAACACTGTAAAAATCCGATGGAATTAAAGGCGTTAAATAAAAGGTTGAATGATGCCTATAAAAGGAAAAATAAAAAAGAGGTAAACTCTTATGGCTAGAATATCCAAAAACGAATATTACCTTGGAATTGCAAGGGCAGTGTCAAAAAGAAGTACATGTTTAAAAAGGCACTATGGTTGTGTGATTGTTAAAAATGGGGAGGTAATTTCAACAGGTTATAACGGAAATCCAAGGGGGAAGGAAAATTGTTGTGATAGGGGGACCTGTAACAGAATGATGAAGCCTCACAATTCTGGTGATTATTCAGATTGCTATAGTGTTCATGCAGAACAAAATGCTATGTTGTCAGCTGCAAGGAAAGACATGATCGGTTCAACAATGTATTTGGTTTGTGAGGAGTATAGTATTATTGATGGGGAATACATTGATGTTCCATTTTGTGAACCATGCCCTATATGTAAAAGAATGATTTGCAATGCAGGAATTGAAAAGGTTGTTTGTCCAGCTGGTAGCTTTTCAAATTTATATGGAGAAGTCAAATGTTTTATGTGAAAATTCCGTTTTTACATTTGGATGATATTTATAATTCAAATCAGTATGTTAGGTGGATTAAAATAACTGATGGAAAATATTTGGTTCAATCTGGAAATGATGTTGTTAAAGTGACAGAAAACACAAACAGTAGATTTTTATTTGATTGTTCTGAGGATGAATTCTTTTCTAAGTGGTTTGATTATTTTGACATTAAAAGGGATTATTCCAGAATGAATTGGGTTTTGAAAAACTTAGATGATGAAGTGAAAATTGCAGCAAACAGAAATAAGGGATTGAGAATTGTTAAAGTTCCGCTTTTTGAATCAATCATTTATTCCTGCATCAAATCATTATTTTCTGTTGATCGGTCAAGAGTGGCTGTTGATTCAATTGCAAAAAGCTGTGGGGTTAAACATGTTCAATCATTCAAGGAATCCGGTAAACTGATTTGGTATGAATTTCCATCACCGGAAACTATACTTGAAAATGAATTTTCCCTTGATAGTAAAATGCTGCTGCATCAAAAGGAGAGTGTGATTTCTATTTGTAAGGATATTGTTTCTGGTTGGCTTGATTTGGATTATTTACAGATGCTAGGTTATATTGATGCATATAATTATTTAATTCAATTTGATTATCTAAATGATTGGGCTGTAAAATTTATTTGCTTAAGTTCCCTTGGATTCATGAATTTATTCTTGATGGATAATTATACAAATAAATTTTTTAAGAAAATAGAAATCCCTTATGATGATTTCAAAGATTGGTATATGGATGATGAGGCAAGGAGCTATTCTGGATTGCTAAGTCAATACATTTGGAGTAACGAGGTTAATCCTCCAAAAAGGTTAGAAGAATGGATGATGGAATGATATGGGAATAGTTAATGATATAAAAAAGAATGCAAGGTCAAACGGGACAAAGATTCAATCAAGTGACGCACAAAAGCTTGAGAAGATTTTGAACAATGTTTTCTATCTGGATAAGGATGTTGAAGAAGAAACTAAGTTTGTAAATTCTGTTATGACTCGAGGGCAGGAAACACAAGAAAGGATTGGTTTACATGCTTCAAGTTTGATTGTTGGAGACAAGGATTTCTGTATAAGACAACAGGTCCTGAGTTTAATGTATAGGCAATTACAAGGTGAGCAGGTCAATGTTGGATTAAAGAGAATCTTTGAACAGGGTAATGCTATTCATGAAAAATGGCAGAGATTATTTATAAGAGCTGGTTATTCATCTGCTAACGACTTGGATGTTACTCAGTTTAATAAAAAATACAGAATAAGCTTTACCCCTGATATTATCTGTTGTATTCCGGAATTTTATTCTGGCAAAATGATTGGAGAAATCAAATCAGTAAATACATACCAATTCCAGAAAATGACAAAACACCCCTCAGCTTGGAAACAATGCCAATGGTATATGTATTTAACCGGAATTGAAAAAGGATTTGTTTTATCAGAAGACAAGAATACACAAGACTTTAAAATTGAGGTTTATGATTTTGACCCAGATATAGTTGCTCCATTTATTGATAGGGCAGAAGAAATAAAGTTCCGATATAAGAAAGCAATGTCTGAAAGGAAAATGATCAAAAGACCTCCCGATGCCAAATCAAGTGATTGTAAACGCTGTAAATCCTGTGCATTAAAGAATGCCTGTTGGAATATCAATGGCGGTGGTATCCGGATATAATTTAAAATCCATTTTAAGGCCTCTGGAAGGCTCTGTATTGCGTTTGATTGATGTTTATGTATATTTCCTCGATTAAATGACAAAATCCAATACAGAGGCTTACAGAGGCCTTGTGTGATGTTTGTATTTATTGGTGGAATTATGGAACAGAAATTAAAGGCCCATATAAGGCCAAATTATAAAAAACATCAAGGAGAATGGTGTGTAATTTGTTGTGATAGGAATTGTAAACATCCAAAAGAACATGCTGACTTGATGGAAAATGCAAACAGATATAAGCTGAGAAGTAGAATCTGGTGTATATTAAGAAATGACTGGGGGCAAAATTTAAAGAATGGCGGAATGTCAACAGATGCTTTAGATAAACCTATTTGTTATATGTGCCATCTGGATAACTATGAGATAACTCACTGGTCGGGAACAAAGAAGATTTCTGTATATAAAACAAAGTATGTTGGTGAAATTCCAAACTTGCATTATTACTATTACTGCTCTCCGAATTTGTATAATCTGTTTGAAGACAATTGTGTTGAACCCTTATCCCAGGAAGAGCTTGCTAAGATTGCAAACAAGAACTGGTCAATGTTTAATAATTTTATCAAAAACAAAGTTAATGTTGCATTCCTGAGGGAAATGAAAAACAGATATATAAAATGCTTGGTACATGATCATCAGATTATTTACAGGCCAAGTGTTAAAAAATATGTTCCGTATAGTTATTATGAGTTTTGTATATCGGAAGGATATGAGTTTTGAGTAAGAATTGTCCTATTTACGGAAAAGCTATATACATGGATTGTCTTGAGTGTAATGAAAAACCATGCAAAGGGATAAAAGCGAGAAAAATAGTTATAGGAATTGATCAATCATATAAAAGAACTGGTATCAGTGTAGGCATAAACGGAAATCTTGTTTTAATAAAATCTGTTGATTTATCTAAGTATAATTCCAATACAGAAAAGAGAAATACTCTTAAGGGAATATTATATAGGTTAATAAACAACATAAATAATAAATATAATATATTATATAATAATATAATATGTATAATAGAAAGGATTAGGTTAAGGTCAAAAGGTTTTTTAAACATAGACTACATAAAATCAATTGGAGCATTAAATGCTTTAATAGTGGACATTATGCAAGGGTTTAATATTCCAGTGTATTCAGTAGATACTAGATGTTGGAAATCACAGATAATAGGAACTAGTAAAGGTGAATCAAATTCCTATGGTGTTCCGGATGAAAAATGGCCTACTGTAAGATGGTTATGCAGAAAGGGATATAGAAAAGAAATCCTGATTGATGTTAGTGATTCAAGAAAGACCAAAAATACCTTTACTAAGAATGGCTGTAAATATATGTTTGATAATGATGCAGCTGATTCAGCTGCTATTTGTATGTTTGGATTTATTGGGGAAAAAGACAAATTACTATCTGAAAAATAACCTAAATGATCAAATTACTTCCAGAATGAGCTATTTACTTTTGTGTTTGAATATGGTATAATTAAATTCCAAATATAAATACAACAAAACAATAAAACAACAAATTCCTTGAAAGGAGAAACAGAAATGAAAAAAGAACTTGTAAAAACAAACCACTACAAATTTGAATTCCAGAGCATGGGGGAGTTCATCAAATATCTGCAGGATAATGATTCTGTTGAAAAGGATTTCTCCAATGAATATGAAAGACCATGCACAAATTCAAGGATGGGTTGGTACGGTTCAACAAATTTGAATGATGCAATTGAAATCTGTGAATCTGGATGGACTGAAAAGGCAAAAAGATTGACTGCAAAAATCAAAACCTATACAACAACATCTGATTTTACAAAATATCAGAAAAGATTTATTTCTCAGGCAGGTTACCAGCCAATTGTTCCGCTGTACCTTGCAGGGGTTCCAAATAATATGATGAATTCCAGATTTGAACAGAAGAAACAGAAAATCATCACCATTACAAAATCCATTGGTTATCGTGGTAATGTTTCCCCGGTACAGATTGAACAGGAATCCCTTAAAACATTATCAATAATCCAGATGTTAGAAAACAAAGGATACCGTGTTAATCTTAATATCTGTAATACATGGTTTGATTGCTGTAAAAATCACATTACATTGAAGGTTAACATCAAAAAGGCAAATGAGAAATTGAACATTTCAAAAATTGCATTCCCGCTTACTCACCCTTCAATGTTAAGGAGATTGGTTTTCAGATTTAGGGAAATTGTTCCTGAACATTGTGGCAGAAATGCTGGTGCATCTGAATATGATAAAGCTTCAAATATTGCTGCAATTGACCCGAAAAAGGAAATATTCATTCCTAGTTTCATGGATATGTCAATGGATGAAATAAAGGACCTCAAAGATTTGGAAAGTGGATATACAGCTTCTGATTTCCAGAAAATAATCAAATGATCACAAAATAAACGGCTGGGAGGTGAAAACCTCCCGCCTTTTTAAATTGGAAAACTTTAAAAAAATCTTGCAAAACTATTTACAAACTACCAAATAAATGGTACAATGAAATTCCAATAAACAATTAATAAAAACAATACAACATCAATAAATCAATTGAATCTTTTGAAAAAGGAGGAAACAAAAATGGCAAGGAGAACAAGAAATCAGAAAGTTAATATCAATGTTCTGAATATCGAAGCTGGTGCAAAATCCGGAATTGTCCATGTAGACCTTAAGTTTGATGGAAATGAAAAAGTTTATTCCTATTTCCGGAAATGGTTCATTGATGAAAAAACAGATACCTGCTACACCGTGATTTCTGGGTGCAAGATTAAATTTACAAAGGATTTCCAGTTGATCGGTATTAAAAGAAAATATGATGTCAAAGGCGTCAAGAAAACCTCTTCCGAAGGAATGATTGGAAAATCCGGAAACAACAATGAGGAGGAAACTGAAAGGACTTGGATTTTCCAGAATCCGGAAAATGAAGAAAAAGATGTTGTTGTTTCTGTTCCGGAAATTCCGGAAACAAAACAGGAAGTTGTTGAAGAAGGTGAAATCCATCACGAAAGATATGATACCATTAAAATGATGCTTGAATGCAATATTCCGATTTATCTTGCTGGACCTGCTGGTTCTGGAAAGAATTTCACTGTTGAACAGATTGCATGGGAGCTTGGATGGAATTTCTATTTCTCCAATTCGGTACAGCAGGAATACAAATTGACTGGATTCATTGATGCCGGTGGAAAATTCCATGAAACGGAATTTTATAAGGCCTGTACTGATGATCACGATTGCATTTTCTTCCTTGATGAAATGGATGCATCAATACCAGAAGTCCTTGTACTTCTGAATGCTGCAATTGCAAATGGATATTTTGAATTTCCTACTGGAAGGGTTGATTTAAAGCATGTACATTTTGTTGCTGCTGGAAATACTGTTGGTTCTGGTGCAGATGAAATGTATTCCGGAAGAATGGTTCTTGATCAGGCAACACTTGATAGATTTGCAATCATTGATTTTGATTATTCGAGAAGGATTGAAATGTCCATCTCCCACAACAATTCCGAATTGGTTGATTTCATCCACTCCCTCCGGAAGGAAGCTGAGGAAAATGGAATTCGTGCAACATTTTCCTACAGATGCATTACAATGGTTACAAAATTGGAAGCCGCAGGAATGGACCTCACAGAGATCATTAAATTCACTGTTGTTAAAGGAATGGATAAAGATACAATCAAAACCTTAAATCCTGTTGGATATACAAAATATCATCAGGCATTGAAAAAGGTCAAAGCTGCATAATACAGAAACAGATTTCCCGAGTTGGGCAGGTTTTCACCTGCCCCTTTTATTTTGTATGGGGATATAGCCAAAAGGTAAGGCCTGGGATTTTGATTCCCATATTTGTTGGTTCGATTCCAACTATCCCTGCTAATAATTTGGAGGTTATGTTTTATGGCTATGTATGTATGTTTTGAAAGTGGATATGTTGGCAGAACACTTAGGAAAGCTAAAAAGAATGACTTGGTTATTTTTGATAGTGATGGTATTGATCAAAGGATAATTACAGATGCTAAGAAAAGACATGTGCATTTGTATGATTATCTGAATGTTGGTTCAATCGAACCTTCAAGAAAATACTATGATGAATTCAAAGATTTGAGGATTGCAAAATATTCTGGATGGAATGAGTTTTGGATTGATGTTACTGATATAGGGTGGCAGAACAAATTGATTGAGCTGGCTAAGGAAAAGAAGGCTAAAGGTGCAATTGGTTTGTATATGGATAACGGGGATATTTTATGGCAGTGCATTGAAGGATTTAAGGAAAACAAAACAAAAATGCTTAAACAAATTCCAGACCCTGAAAAAGTGTTTTTTGCCTTGAAGTATGTTGTTGAAAAAATTACAACTGAAGTTGGATTAATAGTTATGCCAAATGGAGCAGATGTTTTTGTAAGACAGATGTTTTACAGAGGCTGGGGCTGTTATATAAAAACAGTAATTCAGGAAGGTGTTTTGTATTCCAATTTTAAAAAGCAAAACAGATATGAAACTGCTTATTTGGTTGAGTATTTAAATTGGTGTTTGGATAATGGATTATATGTTAGAGGGATTGAGTATGTTAAATCTGCATCTGGAATAAAAGAAGTAAAAAGATTTTATTCTGATCATGGTTACAAAGGCCTTTACATTTCCAAACATAAAACCTTAAAAGGAGATTGATTTATGGCTGGTACTTTTTATGATGTTTTAAAAGTTTTAAATAAATATATTGGCCAAAAGGATGCACATAAAAGAGTTGTGGATTATCTAAAATCCCAAAAGATAAAGGCAGATATGGATGATGCTTGGTGTACTGAATTTATAATGGCCGTTTTAAAGGAAGCTGGATGTATTGATTTAATTGGTGGTTATTCCCAGATTTCAGGTAGTGTTAAAAAGAAAGCAATTGCTAAAGGAATTTATCATAATGGCAGTTATGGAATAATGCCGGGGGATATTGTTTTATATGGTAAGAATGGGAAAACAAATCATTCGGAATTAGCAATTGGTGCATCAATGAATGTTTCCGGAAATTACACTTTAAATGGCCACAATGGAGTGTATTATAGAAAACGATCAGGGAGAACAATTATTGGATATGTAAGGCCCAAATATAAACCAATGCCTGATTTTAATAATTTGGATGATGCTATATTTTCAAGCTTTGTTATTCTGAACTTTTATGCATCTGGACAAACTAGATCAAATATAATGCCATTTGTTTTTGGCAAAAATGCTGACAGGATTCAAAAAGAAGTTGATAGGGTTTTTCATGATTCAGAAAAAACAATTTTCAATTTAGCTGTTTTTACAATTTCCGGATTTGCAAGCAAAGACCCTTACCGGAAAACAATCCTTGGAACATATAGGGATTCTGTTCAGGATGAAGTTGACCACATTTATAGCTTAAGAAATAAATCAATTAATGAAGCAGCCCAATTAGTTCTGGATGATGAATTTGGTACAAATGAGGTTAGAAAATCATTGCTTGGATTTTGTGGCTATAATGCTCTGGATGTACAGAATAAGGTTAATGAAATTCTTAAGAAAAAACCAAAGGATGAACCAAAATCTGTTGGGAAAATGATAAGCTTATTTAGGGATGCAGGAAGAGCTAATGAAGATGTTGATGGATTACAAGGCAATTGCATGATATTTAAATCTGGAAATCATTCTGTTATTTATGATGGTTATAAAACTGGGGGCCTTGATAAAATAAAATCAGAAATTAAAGGAACAGAAAATAATTGCATTGTAGTTTCTCATCCACATGCAGACCATTTAAGTAATAACATGAACTCCCTTGTTAAATCAAAATTAATCAAGAAGGTTTATGTTCCTGCAAGGGATGATGAATGGGAATCTAAATACAAAGACCGTTATGATAAATTTTTAAAAGATTGCAAATTAAGCAATGTACCGGTTGAGGTTTTATATCAAGGTTCTGTATTTTATTGGGGTGATATTAAAGTGAATGTTGTTTTTCAACAGGACCCGAAAACAACAGACTCTATAAACATGAAAAGCTTGATAATCCTTGTTTCATTTCCTGGCAATGGAAATGATATTTTGTTGCCAGCTGATCATTATATATCAAGTAGGGAGTCAAGATTTGTTTATGATAAAAAGGTCAAGGTTTATTGCAGTTCCCATCATGGATTGAAGCTTGGTAAATATAGCGGGGATAAACTTAGCTTTGTTAGTAAAATCAATCCGGATTATGTTTTGCATACTGGATGGAAAAGCTGGCCATTAAATTCAATAGGGCAGGACCCTAAAACAAAACAAACGGATGAGGTCTACCAGCAATGTTCTAATCTAATTCCAAATGATGTTTGTGGAAGAACAGAACTTAATTTTATGAGTGATGGTCAGATAAATGTTGTTTGTGAACAGGGAGCAATTGGTAAATCCATAAAATATAAACTGGATGGAATTGTTTATGATAAGATTGTCCATGTTTGCGAAAAAACAAAATTTAAGAAGGTTGCTTCAATGATTCCTGCAGGTGCAGAATTTATTTAAATAAATAAAACGAGGAAAAGCAAAATGAAAACTAAAAAAAGAATTAAAATGAGAGTTTCAAAGAAGGATTATTATTGCAGTTCATGTAATGCAAAAAGGAAAGAGTCATTGGAAATGTTTGATGTTTGCATAGGAAATGTTCTTTTTACTTTGTGTGATGAATGCATTGATGAATTGTTTAGAAAAACATTGAAAGCAAGCTGTATTGTTAATGGTAAACTGAAGTCTGCTGATGATATGAAAATAATAAATAATCGGAAAAGGATGCTGAAGGTAAAGGGGGAGTTGGATGTTTCTGTAAATGATGTTTTAAAAGAGGATGTTCCTGAGGATGATTAATTTTGATCAAATGCCATTTATTTACTGGAATGATGTTACCAAAATTTCCTATTTGCAGAGACATGTTATAATTCATAGCTTACTTTATTATGAGTTAAATGAATCTGTTATTTCAGATAAAGAATTTGATAGCATATCAAAGCAGCTTGTAAAAATGCAAAGGGATGTATCAAGGGAGGATTTCCAAAATTCACAATATTATTATTGTTTGAAAGATTTTGATGGTTCAACTGGATTTTATATAAAAAGCAAATTAAATAAAAAAGATAGAAAACGATTGTTTCAAATATCAGCAATTGTTCTCCGAAACTATAAAGCATCAAAAGGAAAATTGAAATGATAAAATTAAGGGAGCTTGAGCACAGGGAATACTTGGAAAAGAAATGTATTTACTTTGAATATAAATGCAAGGCAAAAGATGAATCTGGAAATGATCAAATATTATTTGTTTCCAGATTTGCCTTTAATGGCAATGATGAAATTGATTCCTGGGTTATGCAAATAATATTGCTGCAATCAGGTATGAGAGAATCTCAGGTTTACACAAAAGAATTTGTTATGCCAAGAAGAAATCTTGATTTAACTTTAATTTGTGCTACAGGATTAAGATATTTTCAGAATTGCCTAAAAGAGGAAATGATGAAAAAAATGTTGATGGATTTTGCAATAACAGATTTTACAGAGGGAATGTAAAATGAAAAGGTCTGGCAAATTCTATAGGAAAAATGAAAAGGAAGTGATGGAATCACTAGGGTTTGACCCTACACCAAATTCTGGTTCCGGATGGATTGTTAAAGAGGATGGTCAAAATGATTTAGCAATATGCCAATTAAAAAGTACAGATGCAAATTCAATCAAAATAAATCTACAGGATTTACATACACTTGAATATAATTCGATTGTGGCTCATAAGGTTCCTGTTTTTGCAATCCAATTCCTTAAAACAAATGAGGTTTTTCTTGTTGTGAGTCCAGAAAGCCTCTGTGAGGCCTCAGAATCAATTTTAACTGGTAAACGTATAAATACACCGGAAAACGATTTAAACGCCATACAGGACCTTACAGAGGCCTCAGAAAGGAAAATGATCAAATCATCTGATAGCGCTAGGAACGATATAAGGGCAGAAATCAATTCAAGGTATAAAAAAGAAAGAAGGTCAGCAAAATAATGATTGTTAAAGTAAAACAGGTAGTTAAATATGATGGACATAGTTTATCTTCAAATGGTTCTGTTAATTTTAAATTGAGGGCTAGTTATTCCGAATTGGTCAACTCGATTAAATTAATGCAGATGTTAAATAATGATGTGATCATCAAGGCAAAAATTCCTGGGGCAAAAGTTATGAAGCTTGGAATTTTCAGAATCAAGCAGATTGTTTTTGATGGAGATGGTGAATCAAAGATTACTTTTAATGGCCTAAATGATTTTATTGAAATGGATAATTTGAATTTGCTTCCGCTTAAAAACAGTGAGGAGACAAATGAGTTTCAGGTTTTATATGAATCAGATGTAGAGGATGAGGAAAATGAAGAGTAAGGTTAATTTTGAAGAGTTATGTAGGGCAAAAGTTTCAAAGATAAGGAATATTGTTATTAGTAAAACATCCAATGGAGCTTTTTATATTGCACAGCAGCTTAATGTTTTGGATGAGGATACAGGTAAAAACATCAATGTATTTTTGAAAGGTGCATTGAAGCTTGAGAATATTGATGCAATGTATGCTTTAAGGGATTCAATAAACCTTGCAATTGAAAAGGCAGAAAATAATAATGAGTCTGTTGATGAGGATGATGATGGCTGGGAGGATGATTGATAACAAATTTTGTTGAAAATATTTTTTCTAACCTATTTACAAATACATTGTAGTTTGATATAATGAAATTCCAAATTAAATAAAACAATCAAACATGAACATTACAAATTACCTTTGAAAGGAGAAATGGAAATGTATTCGATAATCAGATATGCAGCTACAGATGTTGATTATGTTGTTAATGTTGAAATTGTGGAAGAGTTAAATTTAACTTGGAGTGAATTGATCAAATATGCAAAAAGGAATTATTCCGTTGTGAAATTCAACAAAAGAAGAGGTGTTATAATCGTTAAATAAATAGGTATCATCTGGATTTCCAGAAAGATATA